ATATTATATATATGAATACCAAGAACAAGACCAGTTCAAAAGTATTCAAAAAACAAAATCAAACTAAAAAAAAGAAAGGATATCCCGATATAAGAAAGGTCGGGATAATGGTGAAAAATTATGATCACAATTAAAAACACAAATGAAAGTAATGGATTATTCGCAACAATAAAAGTGGAAAGAAATTATTTTAAAGGACTGAATGATATTTCAGAGGTGGCTAAATTTATCTCAATAAAAATAGAAAATAAGGAGGTGGGTAGATATAGATCGAAATGCTATAATTTTATTCTTACAGACATGGAAGATGTCAAAAGATCTGAATTCTTTCCTGAAGATTGGCCGGAAGATTTGAATGATAAATTAGAACAATTAACACTACTAATCCTTTGGAAGCTTGAAGATGAGGAGGTGAATCATTATTCAGGCGGGCACAATTCTTATTTCATGGATCTCGAAGAGGCAATGGAAGAAGAAGGGTGGGTGATAGAGGATTAATCCTCACCCTTCTTTTTTTTTTTGTGAACGACATAAAAAGCCCTCCCTTTTTAGGAGGGTCTTATTAATAGAAATTCTGTAATCCTAAATCATTTAATAATGAACCTACCATAGCGTCGTAATTACTACTTCCTTGATCCATTTGTATTCCTCTATTGATAAAGGCTGTTTCTTCTGCTGTAGCTACTCTTACGTTGCTACTAGCATATCTAGTTAATCTATCATCAAATTGATCTCTTACTTCTGGTAATGGTATATCGTCATTATCTCTTTGCGTATTAGTGTTTACATTATATTTATTTCTTCTTCTTTCTTCTTCGTCTTTCATTAATCGATCAGCTTCTTCTTGATCTACGTATTTTCTACTTATAGTATCAAAATACTTAACGATTAATTCTCCTCTCACTTCTTCGTAATAAGGAACTATTCTTCCACTATATTTATGATTACTTGTAGTAAAGATATCTGTATTAGTATTTATTAACCATCTGTCAGGATCTACTTCTATACCAAAATACTTCAACGTATCAGCTTCGTTAAATATACAATGATAAGCATGAGCACATGCCATAACCAGGTCATCATGTTTACCAGGAGCTGCTTCTGCTCTTTCTTTTGTTTTAGTTTTGACATACACCATTGTCTTAATCTCAGCTGCTAAATCTCTAGCCGCTATTGCATTTGTATGTTTGATTACCAATTGCTGTATTATTTTAATTAGCTTATCTCTAGTATCGCTATTAGTAGTATATCCGTACATGTATTTCTTTACTAATCCATTCTTATCTTTATATTCGAAATCTACTTTAGCTAAAGGATTACTTAATCTATAACCTGTAACAGGATATCTCATTAAGTAAGGCTGTACTTGTGGCAGAATCATTAAATCATCTAGCATACTAATACCAGGTGAATTACGTTCTATAGCTAAGACTGATCTTATCGCTTGTGCATTTAAAACATTCTCTACTAACCAGCATATAAAAACTTTTTGTGAGTTAGTATCAATGTCATTAAAAGCTAATGTAGCTACTACACGAGCTTCTATAGCATCAACGAATACTAGAGCTGTACTATCCGAATTAAGTCCTCCACCATAAGCCACGTCAATTCCTATAACTAATCCATTTCTATAATTTAATCCCAAGAAATCTATCCAGTTAGTATAAATATCTCCTTCTTTAGGATATATCTTTATTTTTTTCTCTCCTTCTAGATTCTCTACTATATATTCTTTCTCTATAGTATTTGCTACTTGGTTAGCTAAGTTAGTTAATGATTGTTGAGGGAATGGACTATTGTCTCCTTTTTCTTCCCATCTAAGTAAAAGCTCTGATCTTATACCTTCAACCTTTTCGTTTTTACATCTATCATTAAACCATTTAGAATCCATTCCTACTTTATCGAAATCGAATTTAATATGGAATATATTACTTTCTAAATTTCTAACAGCATTCCATTCGTTTATCTCTTCCTCTGTTAAATCTAATACGTCTAACGTATTTTCGTTTAAGTTAGTATAATTACGAGTAATATTATCAAACATCCAAGTTCCTTCTGCAGTCTTAAGATCTCCTGGTGTTCCTAGCATTCTGATTCCGAATGGTTTATTATTTCTTTTACTAACTTTAGAAGCTGTTTTAGTTGCTTGGTTGAACGCTCCGAAAGCTATATCGTTAAATTTAATATGAGGGATCTCGTCCAGAAACCATAATCCAATTGTAGTACCCCTTCCTGTTGTATTAGCTTTTTTACTATCTTGTCCTACTACAAAGGTAGTAATTAGATTATTAAAAGCTTCTGCTTTAAGACTTTCTTTTCTAGCGGCACTTCTAGATTTACTAGTGACTTGAACTTTTCCTGTTTTCTTATCGGTTTTACCAAGTATCTTATCGTAGAATTTTAAGTAATTAGGAAATCCTTTTAATCTATCAGAAATCTTCTCCATGTTCTTAGCTGCCATTATACTGTCGTAGTGTACGTTAGCCATTTCTAAATTACGTTCGAAATTAAATTCTATAGCTATCTGAGCAGCTATTACTTCTGTCTTTCCTAACTGACGGGCAGCTTCGTAAAAGAATGATTGATTTCTTAGCATCATATAAATAGCAGTATAATTTCCTATATTTAGATCGAAAGGTTCTGTATTGTTATTTACTTTTAATATCTCTCTATATACATACCAATAATTACGTCTACATTCATTTACTATTCTCATTTTAATAGCATCTGGCAATAAAGGGTCCCAAGGATCAACTCCTATTAATCCTTGGTCAAATATTTGTAAATGCTCTTTATTATTCTGTATACCTAATTTCTTAAGTAATATATGTAATTGAATAGCAGATGTATTTTTTGTAGTAAAGTCATAGTATCTAGGGATATAAGGTATAGTAAGAAGGTAATCCCGTGTATTCACGAGATCACCGTCAGCATAACATAACCTACCATATTCATCTTTCTGTATTTCTTTCATTCTATCCCTCCTCTATCTCCTTAACTCTTTTAATGAGGAAGTCATCGTTTAATAAGTATCTAAACAATGCATTTGGATGTATCATGTCGTAACCGAAATCTGTTAATTTCTTACCTTTATATTTTATTTGAAAATCTGTTGCGTAATCTAAACAAGCCGTAACCCATTGACTACAGAAGAAACTGTTGAAATTCTCTTCCGTATGTTGTCCTAATATATGAGCTTTTATAGCACGTTTAAAATCATAAGGAGCTCCTTTAGTCTTCTTAAAGAATGTTAAGATTTTCTTAGGGTTAACTTTCTTACTAAGTTCGTATACTATTACTTCTTTGTCCTTAGGTAAAGTATATTCATCAACTCCGCCTGGATCTAAAGCAGTATAAACCTTACCATTCATTATTATATCAACGTGACTATAAGGACCTCGTGTAATTAAAGAAATTGCTCTACCATAATCTGTAGTACCTCTATGGAAGCATATATAAGGAGTATTCTTTTTTAATTTAAACGGAAGATCGTTACTACTAAATATCTTAAAATTCTCTATCTTAGCTTTAAAGTCTGTCATAATATCTTTTAAGTGATTAGCTCTTTTGATATTACCTTTTTCTTTTTCTTCCTTTATAGCATTCTCTAAAGCTCTAATATGCTTCTTGAGTCTTTCTATTACTTCTTCTTTAGTCTCTCTTTTACCAAACCCAAAGAATTCTCCACTAGTAGTTTTATCGTCTTTTTTATCTTCGACTAGTATATTTTCTTCCTTTAATTTATCGAGAATCTTTTCTTCTAGTTCTTCCACCATTTCTTCTTTTTCTTCACCTTCAACCCCAGAATCTAAAGATTGTTCAACTTCTTCAGAAGATATTTCTTCATCATCTTCGTCATCCATAGGATTAAAGTATTCGGGACTATTATTAATAACGTCCTCGTCTTCTCCGTAACCAAATTGTCCCTTCTTAGCTACGGATGCTACTTTCCCTCCGAAGCTATTTTATGTTTCTTAAGCATTTTTCTAAAAGAAGCTAATTCTTTATCTATTGCTTTAGAAATTCCTTCGTATTCAGGATTATCTTTTAAAGTATCATTATATCTTTCCCAATAATCAATATGATCATTAATTATTCTTTGTACATTTGTATTATTATACAGTACTTCATTTTTTTGTGTTGTTAATATAGCAGTCTTAACTTCTTTAAAGATTTTCTTAATAGCTTGTATCTTCCATAAGTCGTCTGCTTTCTTAGCTACGAACTTAGTCCCAGCTACAGTACCCTTAGCAGCTGCTTTAGCTCCTTTCGTAGCTACTTGTCCTGTTGCTACAGCTACATCTTTAGCACCTCTAGCAAATCTACCAGCAGTATCTAGTAACTCGTCTACAGCTTCTCCTGCTTCATATAATTCCATATTTTCGAATTGAGTATAAAGATCTATAGATTCTCTATAACCTCTTTCTTCTCTTAATTCCTCATATTTCTCTTTTCTATCCTGTCTTCTTAATTCCCTTTTAGCTATATGGTCATATTTCATATGAGTAGTAACTCCTAATCCACCTACGACAGGAATATGAGGAGGAATCATTAAAGAAGGAGGTGTAATAGTGTCTAAAGCTACTTGAGCTCTTTGGAAGAATTCCTTTATAGGACCTATCTTACCTTCATTTACTGCTTTCTTATAAGTATTCTGAGCGGTAAATAAAGATTTTATTTTATCCGCTACCGCAGTAGGAATTCTCATTAATCCTTTACCTAAAGCTCTAACCCCAGTCCTAATCATTCCTGCTTCCCCACTTCTATGAAGACCCTCTCCTGCTACGTCATATTTTTTAATTTGAATGTCGGCTACTATACCTTCTACTTTACTAGTAAGTGTGTCTAATTCATTGAAAGCTTCTCTTTTCATTTCATTAGCTTTTCTAGTATTATATATTTCTTCTAATATGCTTTTAGCTAAATTAATAGCTTTTTCTTTAGCGTCGTCATTCTCTATACAATCACTCATTTCTATTAAATCGTCTATTCTATTAGATATCTTTTTATATTGAATTGTACGTAAAGCATTTTTATTAATATCTAAAGCATGACTTTTTAATATCCCAGGATCTCTCTCTTCTAAAGGAGTAACTCCATTTACTGGACTTATTACACCTGATTCTAAATGTCTTAATCCTATAATAGGATTTTTATACTCACTTAAATAAGGTCCCATAGCTTGACTAGCTAAACTATTTTCTCCTAAAGGAAGCATATTCTCTCCGTATGTAGTTACATTTAACTTACTTAATCTTCTTATATGCTTAGCTAATTGATCTGTAAAATTATTAGCTCTCCATACTATATGATTTATACGACTCTGATCGTATAAAGTATTAAAGTAAGTATTGTTATTAAATGTAGAAAGACAAGAATTCAATACCAACATAATACCTAATCCGTATTCTGTTATATCTAATTCTATTATAGAAGCTAACTCCTCCAATGTTCTATCTACGTTATATCCTCTAGTAATAACGAAAGCTAATTTACTTAATAATACTTCTTCTCTATTAGGTTGCCCATAGACGTTATAATAATTATTTCCTTTAGCTAACCTATCTAAGAAATGTAAATTAAATACTTGTGTCCATTGATCATCTCCTAATAATAGATAACTTTTAGCATCTGTAGTATCTACTAACTCGTACCAGAATTTTTCTAGTATATCCTTTAAATAAGCAGGACTTCCTTTAGACTCCATTTTTTCTGTTATTACTTTATTAATTATTTCGTCATTTAAAGAAGCATCTTTTAATGCTTGAGATAATCCTTCTGGTAATACAACTGTGAATTTCTCATTGTCGTGCGACCTAGCTTTCTCTACTATATTTAATATATCATCCAAATCTCCGTTATAATTAACTTTTAAGAAATGGAAAGGATATACGTATATATATTTAGCTAAGCTACTTTTAAGATCACTTTTAGACCATTTTTCTATTTTAGATCCTACCGATACTCTATACCCATCTCCTACATCCTGTAGAAATTTAACTGGGTAAGCGTCATGCTCTAATAATATTATTTTCTTCTCTGGATCCAGTCCGAAAATATTAGTTTTTTTAATTTTAATCATCTTAAAATCCTTTCTGTAATGTATTTTAATTATATACCTTCGAATCGTATATAATTAATATGGGAATCGGTTTTCAGACCCTTGAAAATAACTGATTTCGTATAAAAAATGGCTGATTTTTAGCCTTTTTAAATATAAAAAGAAGGAGGAGAAGACTATACATGACTTATACATCACTTTATGTAAAAAATACTACCGATAGAATAATTACTTTTGCAGAAAAGATTTACGAAGGACAAGTAGAAATACAAGGACAGAAACTTACTTTAAGTTTTCCTAAAGATGTACAAGATAAAGTAAGAGCTGATATAGTTAGTAAGATGTATTCTATAAATAAAGATACTGATAGAGGAGATAACATGGTTGACGTAGAATTTCCTTGTAAGAATTTAGGAATACACAAGACAGAATTAAAGAAACAGCTTGACAGATCTTATACAGGATACGATTATTCTGCATTTTTTGTTTATTACTTTACTTTCTCTATAAATGATGTCGTAATACCTGTACCAGCTTTAATAGGTTGGGTAAATAATAATCCTGTATTTATATTCGTAAGAGATGCTATTAAAGTAGGTAATCCTATGGATAAAGAAGATTTGGAAAATTATAAGGTAATAAATGTCTTCGAAGATTTATTACCAAGTGTAGCTAAATATGCGTATTCCGTATTAGACGATTCTGATTATACTATAGCTAAAATATTATCTCTTATTCCGTCTAGTAGATATACTTTAAGAGATCCATCGTCTGCTAATATGAATTATGGTGAGTTATTACTTAAATATGGATATAATAAGGAATTACTAAATTCTATATCGCAAGGCTATTTTGATAATCTACCTATAGTAAAATATGAAAATGGACAAGTATCTGAATTACTAGTATCGGATAATGAGACAATATATTCCGTAGATTATGACAAATATTTAGAAGATAGTAAATTACTAGCACTTGTATTTAGTAAATCAAATGGATATACTTATAATGGAGTAATACCAGAACAATCATTTGATGTAGCTGGTAAAAGAATGTACGTAGACAACGAAGAGTGGGTGAAGCAACCTGACGGAACTTTTAAATCAGAATTTGTTGTACAAGCAGAATCTGGTACTTATAAAATAATAAATGGAATGAGATTCGAAGATTGTTACGGAGAATCAGAAATGAAAGAAATGTTAGGTAGATCTGTTAAAAGTTTAGTAAAAGGATTTAAAAAATTAAGTGGTTCACTTTCTAAATTTATTCAAGGTAAAGCTATGGAGAAATTATTGACAAAAGAAATAATGAATTACCATAAAGAAGCTATGACGTTATATAGTAGAGCTAGTGATAATATAAGTATGAATGAAGAATACTTAGACGATATATATGAATCACAAAGTAAGAATATAACAGATATATTCAATAGGACTTATAATCCTACTAATTTAGGAATAAATAAATTAGAATCTTATTATGAAGAAGAGTTAAATAAGTTTAATAATAAGAAAGAAGAAGCAGAAGGAAAAGCTGACTTTAGGAAAGTAAGATCACTCCATAGAATAATCAAATATACAGAATCTATTTTAGAGAAAATAAGAGAAGAAAAACGAAAGAGAAGAAATTCAGAAAGATATATGGAGAAAGGAATTTAATAAGTTATGGATATCTTTGATTTATTGTCCAAGACTAGGGATAAAAAACCTGATGAAAGTATTAAAGTAGATAATTCTTATATAACTTCTGGAGAAGCAGATGATTTCGATATAGGGGGAATTCCTGACGGAGATTTCTCTGGAAATATGGACACTTCCTTTGATGATCCAGGTGTCGCTGACGATGGTATGGGAGACCCCATGGCTTTCGATGATCCTCAAGGAATGGACGGTGACGGAGAGATAACTATAGAAAATCCTCTTGACGATGTAGAAGATGCGGAAATATCTCTAGTAGCGAATTTAAGAGAAAATTTTGCTACACTGTACGAATCTTCTAAAGATGTATACGAAAGATTTATTTCTAAAAACTTTGATTCGTCTGATTTCGGAGCGGAATTCAAAGAAATTCAATCTCAATTTAAGGATGATCTAGATAGTATGTATTCTTATATTAAAAATAAATATGATAAAGAGAGTACTACTACTAGAATAATCCAATTCTCTAGATATAAAGGAAGATTAAATACTTTAATAGACACAACTAACGAGTTGTTAGCTAAGCTGGATAAAAAGAACGATGACTAGTCCTTAATAACCAGCACAATATGAAATATAATAGTATATATTTCATTATTTAAATAATCGAATATATAAATCCATATAAGAAAGGAGATGCTCAGATGGCATTTTTAAATGACGCTCAAGTTTTGACTGACATCATGGTCAAAGAAGGGCAAAATACTAGATCACTACATGATCAAACTTTCGGTAAGCCAATGAAGAACTTATCGCCAGAAGATATAAGAGACATAATTTCAGATTTAACTGAATCAGCATTTGCTGGAGAATTGAAAGGAGCTGGAGAAAACGGAGGTTTCGTTACTAACGGAGGATTAGACTACGGAATGAAAGCTGAACTTGTTAGTAAATTAAAAGATATTTATGTACAAGCAGCAGAAAACGCTATATTCAAAAACTCTCAATCAATAGGTAACTATATATCTGAATTAAGATCACCTGATCAATTACACTTAGTAGCTTTGATCGCAGGAGTTATACAAAACTCTTACAACGTAATATTCAAAACATTCGTAACAAAAGATATCCAATTTACAAGACAGGTTGAACAACCATTTGCTGTGTCATTCGATAACGAATACATAGATTTCTTCGACCTTGTTAACTCAAAAGTAAACTTGGAAAAATTCATGGGAGCTAACATGCCATCAGGTGTTGTTGAATTAGACTTCACAGCTGGTGCGATAGATAAAAACTTAATAGATGAATTTAACGCAGCTCTACAAGCTTCTGATCCAGATGCTCCATTTATTAATGGACCTTACAACTTCTTAAACAGAGGAATCTCAGTAGTATCAGTTACTTGGGATGGTGGATCAGGTGCTAAGAAATATCCTGTTAACTACATAGCTACAGGATCATTCACTCAATCAGGACAAGTATCAAATGTTGTAGGTGTTATTGACCTAGAACTTAATAAACCTGACAGATCTAAGAAAGTAAAAGTATTAGGATCTGTATTACTTGACGGTACTGTACAATTACATACACCTGATACTAACTTAAAGAAAATTGAGCTTAAGTTTAACTTACCAGCATTAGGACCACAAAGACCGGTTACATTTGGTAATAGAACTGTACCAATAGTTATCCCTATAACAAAAGGAACAGCAGCTCAAACTACATTGAATGAAACTTTCTTACAAGAATCTGCTCTTATATTAGGAAAAGATCTTATAGAAACTTTCCACAAACACTCTATGCAAGCAGTTAACGCTTATAGAGACGTAGCTGGATTTGATTTCATTGATGGAATAATTGCTGAATTAGAAAGCAATAAGAAGTTAGGAAATGATAACTTGATCAACTACGGAACAACTGTTTCTCAAAGATCAATTTATGCTACAGAAAAAGTAGATGGAAATATAGCTAAATATGGATTCCAAAAATCATTCTCAGGATACAATGATATTCTTGCTAAAGGAATGCACGACGTAGCTAATGAATTAGAAGTAGGATTAAATCCTCAAGAAAGAAGATTTACTATCTACTCTTCTTCAAGTGCAGCTCAGTGGATTAAACAATCTGACGGATCTGATTTCCATAGATTTGGAGAAATAGGAGACGTAGCTGATGGAACAGTTGCTAACCTGTCATTACCTTATAGCTTGAAGAAAATAAGAATTGGTGGATATTATGAAGCATTCTATATAGCTTCTAATAGACTTCATTCTAAACATGACGCTGAAGTAGATGTAATGGTTAATGGAGTTGCTAAGAAATTAAAAACTAAAGAGCACAGATACGTAATGTTACCAAGATTCGAAGAAGTTCAAGATAATTACCTATGCTTATTAGGTCCTGAATACATCGAAGAAGGTACAGGTACTTCTACTTATTCAAGAAACAAATCACTGAACTTAGAAACTAAGTTTGATTACGCAGCATTGAATAAATCATTAGGAGTAGTTACTTATACTGAAGAACCACTTCACGCAGTTTAATAAATAATATTAATATATAATTTAAACTCCTCCCTTTTTGTGGAGGAGTTTTTTATATCATTTTCGAAAATGAGATAATTTATTAAAAAATTAAAAAATTTAAGGAGGTGCCATAATGGCAATAAGAGCTAATTTAGACTCTCTGATAGCTAACTCAACAGGATTGAAAAAAGCTTTTGGAGAATCTTATAGACTTAAGAAACACCTTGAAAGACCAATGAATATTGATATATTCGGAGAGTCTTTCGGAATATTGAAAACTGAACCAAAAAGAATGCAGAATGAAAGAATGCTTATAAAAGCAAACGCTATCCATTTAATACAACAAGGAGAGTCAGATAACACTATAAAAGAAAAAATTACTAAATGGGGTCAATCTGTAGGAGCTGCTGTGGTTAAAGCTTGGGAAGCATTAGTAAAAATGATAGTCCAGCTAGTAAGAAAAGTTATAGGTATTAGAGCTAATGCTAAAAGAACTGTAAAAGCGATTGATACTGTTCTTAAAAGAAATGTAACTAAAACCGACGCCAAAGAAGTTAAACTTTATACTTTCTCAGGAGAAAAAGAAACTAAAGCCGGAGTAAATTTTGGTGCAATGGGTACTATTAATCAAAGATTGAAAAAATTAGTAGAAAAAATTGATGGTATTACACCTGATAGTACACCTGCACTTTATAGCGATGAAGAAATGAAAAAGTTGAAAACAACTGTTAAAGAATCAGTAGTTGCTAAAGAACAGTCTGCTAAGACTGTTACAGCAGAACAAGCTAAATCCCTTTTAACTGTTGAGAGAAGAATTCTATCGACAGTAACGCCTTTCTGCGATGTTATAGAAAAAACAGAAAAAGCAGCTAGAAAAGCACTTAACGATATTAAGAAAACATATTCTGACAAAGCTGCTAAAACACAAAATGCTAAAGCTAGTGAAGAAGTTCAAGCTAAAGCTAAAGAAGATTATGCTAACAAGAGAAAAGCTGCTCACCAAATTTCACAAGAGATAACTGCATTATCTGGTGCAACAACAGCCTACTTCTCAGCTCATATAACTAACGCTGGAAGACTAATGAAAGTTCTTAAAGGCGGAAGCGAAAAAGTAAAAGCAGAAAAAAAAGATAATAAAGAAACTAAAAAAGAAGAGGAAAAATAGACAATAATTAAAATTCGCCATGGGGAGATTCTGGATTAATCTGGGATCTTTCCATGGCTTTTTTATTTAGTCTTTTTTCCTTAGAAAATGGAGGCGAATTATGTTAAAAATAGGTCAATTAGTAGCTTCAGGAGAAAGCTACGGAATTAAAAGAAACAAGAGACAATCATTCTATGAGAGCGTAAATCTTACAACAGGTCTTAAATTGGTGGATCTAGAATATAATTCTTTTTTATTGAGTGATTTTATTAATTCTAAGGCTGCTGGGGAAGCAGAAACTAAAAAAGAAAATATACTAGTAAAGATATGGAATGCTATTAAGAAATTCTTCCAGATGATCTGGGGAAAAATAGTAGAATTTAAAAATAAGATTGTAGCCTGGTTGAAAAAATTGTTTATAAGAAAAAAAGCTCAAGAGCAAGAAGAAAAAAAAGCAGAAGTGAAAGGTGAGGCTTTCAGAATAACATACGATCAAGATAGCATCGATGACGATATATCTGATTATAAACGTAGCACAGATAAATCTAGGGATAAGGCTACTAGACAAATGACCAAACCCATGAACTACGGTACAAAACATGTGACTCCAGAAATAGCTTCGCAAGTGTTCAAGAAATATAGTTTAGATGAAATAATAACTGGGTCTAATATCACAAAAACGGTTATGGAAGTTAATCGTAATATGAAATATTTGTCAGAAGCTATAGAAGCTTGTGGAAAATTTCTAGACGCTGGTAAAGAGCCTAACGATAAGGAGACAGATAAAATAATAAAAATAATTATAATGTCAAAAGATTCTATAGAAGAACATAACAAAAAAATCGACGATGTTGAAAATAAAGTGATTGATAGGACTAGAGCCATTAAAAACGAGCTTGGAGGACTTTATACACCGCCTATAGGAACCTGGTCTGGTGTAGATGAAAGTTTTTTCAAATATATAGAATTATCATTCGAAAGAAATAATAAAATAAAACATATTGTGAAATTGATAGAGAAAATAAATGTTAATAGAATGAGTTTTTTTAAGTCCGGAAGTGTTTATGATAAGATTTTTAGAGAAATATATAGACTTAAAACGAAATTGTCCTCTAATTTCTATAATTCAGGTAATATAATGATAAGATATGTCTTAGATTTCGCAAGTTCTAATGACGCAAAGCGTGTTCTGGATATTATCGAGAAATACGACTAAATATTAGTGGGAGGTGGTGTTAAGATGTTAACTATAAGCGAGTTAGCTTCTTCTGGGGAGTCTTATTCTTTAAAAAGAAACTCTAGGTCTAAATTTTATACTAATGCTTCTACTATAATAAATAGAAGAGAAGAAAATACTTATGCGGAAAGTTATATTCTTAAATATAGTATAGAAGGATTGATTACTTCTGGTGAGAATTTAAATTATAAGAAATTAATCAATAAAGGATATAAAATACCTGGACTTGACCCTAAAGAAGAGAAATTAATCAAAATTATGCCTACGTGGGGATTTTATAACTTCTGTAAGGGGTTCATGGAGTTTATAGACGCACTCGGTAAATTCTTTCGACTCAAGATGGATCCTGCCCCTAAAGGGGCTAGAAAAGCGTTGAATAAATTCACACACAATAAAGACGCAGAAATAGATCCTAACGAAGTTTTGAGAGCTAGACAATTCTTAATCGGTAACCAATTCCTTGGAAACAAAATAAGACCATTAGATGAGATGTTCTGGAGTTATTTACCAGTATTATTAGTAATACCTTTAGCTCTAATGTTACACGATATGAATAGTGTAATAATAGTAGGTGCGACATCTATGATGAATATTATATGTGATGCGATAATGTTTAAAATAATAGAAAGACATCTTAAGAATCCTTTATATGTTAATAAGATATTTAAATTCTTAGATAAACATAAAGCAGCGATAGATGATTTAATAAGACAAGCAGAAGCTAAAGGCGATAAGGGAATGATTAAGAAATTACAAAAAGAAAGAACACGTACTGACAAAAACAGAGAACGTGTAGAAAAAATATTTGCCACAAGAAAAAATGCTGATAAGGAGGTGTAAGATTTGCTATCTATAAGTGAACTTAAAGAAAATACTTTCGGTTATATACCAGTTAGAAAAAGAAGTTCCTTTGCTGAATCGGCCTCTTTAATTATAGAAGAAAAAGAACTCTTGACAGAAATAGATAGAGTTCAGCTGTCTTCTATAATTAATAATAAAATAACCTCTGGAGAAGCGGTCAGATGAAATGGAACATAATGCTAAAGCTCTATGGAGCTTATTTAAAGAAATATATGCTATTATTAAAAATACTAAGGATGACGAAAGTTTCTCAGATAATGAAAAAAAGGCTATGCAAGAAATAGCTGGTATTGCTCATAACTTTACTTACCAATATCAGATATTTGGACATCTAGGTGACAGAAGTTTTACAGATTATAGTGCAGTGCTTAAAGAAGGTTCAGAATTACCGTCTGGTCATCCTATTTTATGGCATGTTAAAAACAACACTAACGGTCGATACTAAACGTGAGGAGGTGTAACATGTTAAAGATAAATGAATTAACCAATGCCTTCGAATCCATTAAATCTAATAGAAAAGTTAGATCTTCATTTTATGAGTCAGTTGACCCTATTCTTAAATCTAGAGATTTATATAATACTGTAGGATCGACTATATTAAGAAGATATATTAATGTAACTACTTCTGGAGAATCTACAAAGGTTAAAGGTAATAAAGAGAATTTCTTTAAAAAGTTAATTAATACGATTATAGCTTTCTTTAAAAAAATTTGGGTTAATATAACTAAATTCTTTGGATTTGAAAAGAAGCTTAAGAAATTAAGAAAAAGTGTTGATAAAATCTATCTTTTCTTAACAGACCCTAAGAACGTAGAAATCACTAAAAGAGATATTGACGGAATGCCACTTCTGCTAACTGAAGCTGGTAAGGAGAATTCCGGTTATAATGTAGAAATACTGTATTCTCAATTAGAAAGAAAAATGAAAGAACTTTCTACTTGGTTAGCTAATAATCAATTTTCTAACGATAAAAGAATAGCTAACGTTGTATATGATATGGTAAATACGAACACAGACAATGACTCTTTGTTACCTACTTTAGTAAGAACAAATAAAGCTTTCCAAGACAGTCTTTCTAGGCCAATAAATATCTTAGAAGCTTGTACGGCTATTAAAAAACAGTGGTTAGGTGATAAATCAGGAGAATATTCTTTCTTATATTTGACTAGAAAAGTCAATGTAGATTCTTTAAAAAAGGATTTTGACACTTGGGAAAGAAATGCTGTTGAGTATATAGAAAAACAATCCAATCCTGATGAGTATAAAATTGACTTAGAGTTAATTAAGAAAATACCTACTAAATTTGAGGAAATATCAAAAGCTGTAAAGGGTACTTCTACTTTAGGGAATCGTATATATTCTCAAATAATATTTACCGTAGAATCTATAAATAGAGAAATTCAGAAATTCCAAGAAGGTAAGAAATAAAGTTAACTCCTTTTTCTTATATTGAATACATTATAAGAAAGGATTTGACTTACTTTGAAAACATTAAATAAAGAAGGAATTAAAGCCAGGTTCGATAATTGTGAAATTAAGAAATCTACTACTATATCGGATATTAAGCCGTATAAGATAATGAATGTCTCATTTAATAAATTACTTAGAATAGTAGTACCTGGTAAACCAGTAATAGATTCTCGTCCTAGGGGAAAGAATGGTTCTGAGGGTATATTCTTTTATAATCCTCATAAAGCTCAATTAATGAAGATATTTGACGAGATATATAAAGACAGCGATGAATTAAAAGGTATTTGTATAATGGGTCCTATATGTATTATATTAAATGCATATGTAACAATTCCTAAAGGTATGTGGAAAATATTATCTAATAAAGAAAAAGCTCTTGTTAAAAAAGAAGAGTTTGTAGCAATGGTAAAACCAGACGTCGATAATATGGAAAAAATAAATTATGATGTGTTGCAAGATGACTATTTTTCTATTATTTTAAGGGATGAATCTATTATAGCAAATAGAACACATAAAATTTTTGTAGATAGTCCATCCAAGAATAGAGTAGAAATACTCATTTATTATTCCGATCGGATTCCTGGATGGGCTAAAGATAATATCGAATCCTCGATTGAGTATCTTAAGGCTTCTATTAGTTTGAAGTATAAATTTATTAACCAGATACCAGACGACCAATGGAAGAAAATCTTCTACAAAAATATAGCATCTTTTTATAAGAAAACAAAAAAAGATGTAGAGAAAGCTGTTAGACAGATATTGCGTCTATATAATAAGAAAGACTTAGAACTATTAGAACCTAATGGGACTAAAGAAGTAGCTATAGAAAATATAATAAACAATGTAAAAAACTTACTTAAAAAGATAGGAGGTAAATAATGTATTTAAATCCTATAGAAGTACAATTAGTAATAGAATTCCAAAAAAAATATATGTATCCTAAGAATAGGACTGAATTCTTCGACTGTTTAAAGAAACTAGAGGAAGATCCTCTTAATGTAGAAGTAATACTAGCTAAATGTCATAAAATGACGCATAGTTTAAGTGATTACTTTAAAGAATATACCGACGATAGAATAGATTCTATTATAACATATATTGTATAAGAGAAGGGAGGTATTTTTCTTTGAATAGCAATATAAAAAGAATTTCTGATATAGTAGATAGAAAAGAGTACAGAGTTTTTTCTGAAAATTGCGACTTAGTTTATCTGAACAACTCTCAATTAATTTCGGTAGGAGAGAACGGATTTGTTGAAAAATTTAAAAAATTCTTTAAAACTATATGGGCTAAAGTAAAAGCCTTAATTAAGTATTTAATACTTAAATTTAAAAGAAATAAATCTATAGACGAAAGAATACAGTTTTCTAAAATGAAAGTTTACAGGATTAAAAATAAACTGGAAATGGCGTATCGCGCAGAATACGAAGATTTCACGATAGATACCCCTGAAAGAATATTGATAATGTCAGGAGGGATAGATTCCCCAATACTTAAGTCTGCGGAAAATTTCCTTTTTTACCTTAATCGTACTGTAGAGAATTTAACTGATAAGTCTGGTGAGCTTTTTACATTATTGAAAGAGATGTTTAGAGAAAATTCTGGCGAAGAGAGGGATGTAACTTATGACGCATTTTCACTTGGTGAGTTTTCAGGAGTAAGTTCATATGTCTTAAAAAATAATAATAGTATTTATAATCGTAAGGAAAATTTAGATATTGAACTAGATAAAAAGAATATAGTAAAAATGAACTTCCAGGACTTCGTTGGAACTTTAAAATTCGATCTTCATAAATTAGTAGATATCGCAGAAAAATCAATAAACAAGGCTAAGGAGAATATTTTTGAAAAAGAATTCAAGGAAGTACAGAAACTAGTAGATGAAGGATGGATTGATAAATACTTTGAGTTACATGGAAAAAATTATCATAAAATAGACACCGATGGGCACTTCACCAAGGTTATAAGAAATATACCAGAAGCTATACAAGGATATTTAAATCTATACGATTCAACTGTGTCTATTTGTAATAGACTTCTAGATCTTTCTGATGAGTGTATCTCGATATTTATTAAGGAAATAAAAACAGAAAATGGAAAGAAAATATTCAAGAAAATAAAAGGAGGGAAAGATGTTAAGTAATAAAATAGATAGTATTAAAAGGCAAGTATCTTATTCTATAATGGGGGCTTACCTTAAAGGTGTAGCTAAAGACACTGCTTATCTAGGAGATATTAAAGTAAAAGCTTTAGGAGAAAGTTTTTGTAAATTTAATAATAAAGAAATAGACTTTTCTTCTAGAGATTTAATAGATTTATCTGATATTAATAGTGCCCCTGTAGCAGGAGGAACTCTTAATTCGATTTTAGTAGCTACCAATAAGAAAATATCTGAATTTGCTGAGTCTTTAAAAGCTCATCAATTCGACAAAAAAGCTATTCTAGACAATGTACTTAAGTACGCTACCAAGCTACAAGGAGCTGCTGTTAGAGTAGCTTATGGAGAAGGTGTAGAAGACGAAGACCTTAAACAAGATATCCGTGTTCTTTTAAAAGAAGGTAAGAACGAATTTATAAAAAGAGAACAAGAAGAAGAAGCTAATGCTACTCCTGATAACGCTGATATGGAAGGAATGCCAGAAGAGGATCTTCAGCAACAAGAAGAACTTCCAGCAGATGAGGAGCAACCTACTGAAGGATTACCTGAAGAAGATTTAAACGAAGGTGAAGAAGCAGGCGACGATGATTATCAAGCTTTAGCTGATCAAGAATATGGTGAAGGAACTGATGATGAAGACGCTCCTGAAGAAGGATCGGACGATACAGGTATTCCTACAGGAAGTTTCGAATCAGCACCTGTTAAAGAAAATCATTATGGTTTTGAAACTGTTGCTGATTTAGAAAGTTTCCTTAAAAATAGAAATAGACATGCTAGATATGCAGAAAGTATGAAATTCTACTACGGAGGAGAGTTAATTACTACTACACCTGTAGATATGAAAAAAATGACAGATGTATTATTAGAAGCTGAAAAGCAATCTATTAAAGCTATAGGAGAAGCGGCAGGATTCGATAATATAACTTCTGATGAAAGATTATTAGCGAACGATGCCCATAAAGCTATAGTAAATCAAGCAGCTGTTATAATGGTTACTAGAAACCGTTATGGACTAGGATTTTAATAAACTATTATAATAAGTTAGCTTTTAATATATCTGGAAGTGTAACTATAGCATACTCTAATTTGGTGGGACATTAATCATAGTCTCATCTCCTAATTAATTTTTATTTACCCTCCCGCCCCAGGGAGGGGTTTTTATGTCGTTCACGAAAAACTTTATCTTTCCTAAGTTATATATTATCACAATGAATAACGTGACTCGCATCCACGTTATTTATAAAGATGAATTACTTTTTGTAAAAATATATTTTTAGAAAGGAAGGAACAACATGGCCGAGATACTGGAAATAAAAGACACCTGGGAATATAAAGTAGCACACGTATTCGACGACTTAAAAGAGAGCTTGAAAAAATGTGGTAATATATGTGATGAAGTAGACAGACTTCAATCAGAGTATGACTACGTAGAACATTCTGAAGAAGAAGCTAAATCTTGGACACAGGAAAAGAGTGAACTAAGACAAGCTGCAGGTGGTTTTGAAAAGGTAAAGAAAGACGAAGACATCATTACTATAATAATGTATATAGAGTCACTCGATATGATGACTACTTATACAGATGATATGAGACGTGAGTCTGTTACTTATATATTGACTGACCCTACACATTTAAGAGGCATTCAGAAGTTAGCTCAAAGAAAGAAAATGTTCGGTCTGTGCAGAGATAAAGAGGAGATCCAAGTCACAGACAGAATATTAGCTGAGATATCGATGCTAATGATAATGGGAGAAACACACATGTTTCAACCATTCGAAGAAAAGCTTAATTCCCAAGCTAAAGAAATAATTATTGAAAAATAATTTAGTAATCCATCTTTTAAAACTCCACTAGTGTGTCGGTGGAGTTTTTTTTTTGTATTTAAAGCCTAGAAAAACCCAGTCCTTTATTAAAAAATATAGAAAGGAACGGGATAAAATGACTAAATCAGAGATACAAGAACTAGTGTCAACGCACGGTTTGGAATGCAGTTCTATGGGACAAGATATGTTATCTAAATTAAGTAATACGTCTATACGTGTAGGATCTGAATCTTGTGTATTTTTAAATAAAAAAATATTCAGTAAATATATGAATCAATACACACCTGAAGATGGACTTCCTTTAGCTAAACAGGGAGAAGCTTTTTATGTTCTTAAAGATGGAATAGTATCTTTTGCAGAATCTGGTGTATTAACACCTGTATCGTCAGAAGATAATTTCTGGAAAGATGTAGTAGAAGCTAAGGAAGACTTCATAGATTCAGTATATACTAAATTTGGATATTCTAGAACTAATAGACACGATCCATTTGGAGAGAATGCTTTCCTGATAGAAGATTTTAAATATATAACTGCTGGTGAAGGAGTTATAAAAGATATGGCTATAGGTATGGCTAAAGCAGGAGGACAAGCAGCTTATAGAGGAGCTAAAGGAACTGCTAAGTTTGCGGCTAATCAAATTGATAAGAATCTATTAACAGGACAAACAGGGCAGAAGATCAAACATGAGTTACAAAAATTAACAGAATTATTCAAAAAGATCTTTGCTGCTGTAAAAAGAATGGTAGGAAATCTTATACAACAATTAAATGGTGTAGAGCCTAGAATGAAACGTCTTGTAGGAGATATAAATAATGCTATATCTGGTAGAAGACAAAAGAATGGTAATTTACCTAATAAAAAGATGAAAATAGTAACAGAAGAGACTTTAACTCGTATAGGGTTAATAGTAGATCCTAATAATAGAGATGGATCTAGAATAGTCACTATATATAATTATCTACAACAGGCTAAAGAAAAATCTATATTAGAAGAACTAGATTTCTCTAACGATGAGAATGTACAAAAGTCATTAAATACTTTAGTAGGACGTCTAAATCAGATGACCAGTGGTAAAGAAGGTAATAACTCTAATCCACAAGGAGACTACTCTAGTATACAACCAGAGCAACTCCAAGAGATGTTAATAAATGCCTTATCAGTTTATAACGATACTAACGATCAATCTAATAATACTAGAAAAGGTCCTATGCAGAAATTACATGTATGGAGTAAGAAGGATTTTGAAACTAAAGAATGGGAAAATAATACATTTAACGTAGTACCTCAACAGGTATTCCAGACATTACAACCTGTATTAAATACATTGAAAGATTATATGGGAGATTTCCAAGAATTACAAGTTATTGATTATATGAGAAAAGAACAACAACTGGTTGATCAATTAGATAAACAAATGATGAAGTTGATTAAAGATCAAGCTAAAATAAAAGAAGACGAAATGAAACGTGATCAAAGTTATCAGCAAAAACAAGCTCAACAAAATAATCAACAAAATCAAAATAATAACAATCAACCGACTAACAACAACCAAAGTCAAAATATTCAGAATACTCAGAATAATACTGACAACAATAATAATCAAAGCAACAATGAGCAATCATCTGGTCAATCATTTGTCGATGATAAATTGTTAAAAGCTTTAAATGATTTTTCGTTAAAAACATACGGAGAAGGAATATTAAATAATAACAATAACGATAGCAAAGATGATCAACAAACTAATGATAATCAAAATCAAGAAGTTATGACTCATGAACAAAAACTTGTTCAGACATTAATGGTGACTTATAGTCAAATACTAAACGATACTATCGGTAATCTTACTAAAATCTATACCGACTTCTTAAACATTGGTAAAAAGTGTCTAGTAGATTATTACGCGGTTACTGAAGGATAAGGAGGGGAGATAATTAAATGAATTTCGCAACTAATAAACGTGTACAAAAATACGATACTGGAACTCTTTATGCCGGTTATTTAACTGTAGGAGAAAGTGCGGAAATAACTAATAGAAGAGAAGACATAATGGGAGGACGTAAAGTAATTACCTTTGATGTAGAGATAATAACTTTACCAGGTCCTACAAGAAATGGAATGCTATACCCATTAGAAGAAATGAAGAAAGCTGTTAATAGCGAAAGAATTCAAGATATGTTAAAAAGAGGATCTTTCTATGGAGAAGGAGAACATCCATTAAACCCAGAAGATTTCCAAAGATGGGTTTATAACGATGTATCTAATAGAAGATTTAAATGGACGAAAATATGGTTCGAAGGTAACGTTATGAAAGGTACTGTTCAGACATTTAGTGGAAATGGTAACTTACTATACGAAGCTATAGTATGTGGAGAATTACCTGCATTCTCTATAAGAGTAATAGGAGCTCCTACTAAGAAAGGTAAATATACAGAATTACACGATATTACAATAATATCAATTGATTGGGTAGGATATCCTGGAAATCCAACGTCTCATGTTCATAACAGTGATGAATTTAAATTCGTTGAACCTCCTATAGTTGAAGGATTCTCACGTGATACTCGTATAGTAACTAGAAGTGAATCTTTCGATGAATTAGGTATTAAAGAGAATGAATCCTTAATTGCTTTAGGAAATGGATTCTATAAGAAAGTAGAAAGACTAGATAAGGACCAATTAAATAAATTAAAAACCATTAGACATAATGCTTTTTAGGAGGTTTATATGAATGTAAATCAACTAATAAAAAGAATTAAGAATGAACTTGGTCTTTCTAGATTCCTTAAACTATCTTACACAGACCATGACTTATACGATATAGTAGTAGAACATACTATGCCAGAATGGTCTAGATATTTTAAATACGAAATGGAATTCAATAATGTATTATTTACCACTGAAGGAAAGGTTGGTCCTGATCTATACGAAATACCTAAATTCATTACAGATAAAATCAAGAAAGCTGGTTTGGAGATAATGGATTTAAAAGACTATAGATTCGGATATTATGGATCAACGTCAGGTTTTGGTTCATTTGTAGCTAATTACGAAATGGACTTAGGTTTATCAGAACTTTATAGTTCTACATATAATACTCTGAGATATGCTAACAACGACATCAATACTCAAGCTTTATTGGGATGCTTCTACGAGAAACCTAATAAGCTAAGATTTGTATTCTCTGATGTTGTAGTGGCAGGATTTAATTGTTCTCTTACGTTTAATCTAAGTCAGTCACCAAACTTATTCGCTGTTAGTCCTACCAGAGAACACGACTTCTTTCAGTTAGCTAAATTAAATACAATGATAGTACTTTATCAAAATGAAGGTAAATACATTGAAAACTTGGCTTCTGGAGCCGGAAATGTAAACTTGAGGATAGAAGAGTGGCAACAAGCAGGAGATAAGAAAGAAGAATTCTTGAAAGAACTTCTTAAATTCTCCCATATACACGAAGCTCCTAATCAGTTGAGGTGATGAAATGAATGAGAAAAAACAGAAAATAAGATCGATTTTAAAAATATTATTTGAGACGCATATTGTCATGCTGGCAGTAATTAATATAGTAGTATTCGTTGTAGGTAGGGAATCTTTTATAGGATTTCTTATGTTGAATTTAATTGTAGCAGGACATTACTTTATGTACAGTAATTCTATGTGGGCCAATGTAACTGATATAGGATTTTTATTCCTATATGCGATATTAGCTTTAAAATATAGGATATATTCTGAATTTATAACTAAAGTAGCAGTGTTAATACCATTAACTATATTATCTTGGTATGATTCGGCACGCAATAAGAAATTCTACGAGAATCCTTATATTCTTAGAATCAAAAAGAGAACAAATTGGGACGTCACTAAAACGGCTACACTTTGTGTAATTATTTTTTTGGTCTTTAGAGAATCTCTAGAAAGTTTAAATGATCCAACAGCAAATGTTAGTGCAGCACTAGCCATCACAAGTATAATAGCTACTTGGTATCATTATAAACATGATCAACAAAAATGGTTGTACTGGATTATTTATAACTCTATGTGTCTATCTATGTGGATTTACTACGAGCATGGTATTTATAGTGTGGGTCCTACATTATACGCTTATTATTTCTTAATAACGTCTATATTAGGGTACGTAGAGTATGTAGTATTTAAAGATGAGCCTAATTATAGATCTCTATTTAATCTAGATTTATACGACGCTAATCATAAAGAAGAAGAAAATATTAGATAATTTTAATTATATATTATGTAAGTGTCTAAGCTCCTAACTTAGATAAAATGTCCACAATATTTTAGCTCTCTGGCTTAGTTCTAACCGACTAAGTCAGGGGGCTTTTTTATGTCGTTCAGAAAGTACATTTTTTTCTTAAACCCTTTTAGTGTCGAAATTATATTTTTTATTTTTAGAAAGAGGTGATATAATGAAAATTAGAGTATACGCAGATTTACATCTATACTATAGATTAGATGAGATGACTCAATATGATATAAATGAATTACTTGATTTACAAAATGAATTGATATTACATCCTGTAGATATGTTAATATTTGCAGGTGACTTAACCCATAAGGTCTATTCAACCGATGACCTTAGATTTGTGAACTGTATGAGATTTGTGGCTCGTGTTAGGGAAATATGTGAGCAGACAAATACACAATTCAGAATAATAAAGGGAACTTCAACACATGAGGGGAAAGTAATTGATGTACTTAAGAAAATATACGAAGACGACCCATTTTTAAAATGCTATACTACAGTAGGATACGAAGAATTTAATGGGGTTAAATTTAGATATTTACCAGAGCCTTATTTTGATACATATAATTCTTTTTATGAATATGCATTTCAAGAAGAAGCTGATGTTACTGTATTCCACGGAACAATCGATGGAGTTATACCTTTCTTAAAACAAACAGACAATCCTACAAACTTGGCAAAAAGCGTTTTAATGAAAGCTAATGACCTAAGAAATAACACACGTCTCTTCTCAGTAGGAGGGCATATACATAGGCATATAAATATAGGAGACGATATCTTCTATGTAAATTCTTTAACCACTCATAATTTTTCTGACGTAGATGATATTAAAGGATATATGGAATTTGATATAGACGAAAATCTTAAATGGAGTTATAAATTTATCCCTAACACTAAAGCTCCTAAATATAAGAAATTCGTAATAGATAAAATACATAACTTAACGAAAGATGAAGTAAGATCAATTATAGGAAATGTGCTTATATCTGCTAATAAAAATGACCATATATCTTTCTTAGTAGTAGGAAAGAAAGATTTAAAAGCAATGAGTAATTTAGGATTTATTAAAAGTCTTATGAAGAATTATGATGTTAAAATCGAACAAAGATTGGACGATATAATAGAAGATGATGCTCTATCTGAGAAAGCTGATTTCTACGCAGATGATACTATTCCTATAGAGGAAAAGATACGTACTCTAGTAGAAGAAGATTATGGTATGAGATTGTCTTTAGATGAGATAAGAAAATATATAAGTTAGGAGAGATAAATGTTTTATAAATCAAAAGCTACATTACAGACAGCTCTTAAGTTAATGGTAAATCATCCAGAAAAAATAGAGCTAATGGCCACTATAAAAGAAGCTCTTGATAATGTAAATCCAGAAACAGTAGACGATGCTTACGATAGGAAAATTCTAAAGATGTGTAAATCCTTTTCTTCTGCTATGGCTGAGAAAGGTATTTATACTACTGAGCAAGCTAGGTTATATTTCGATAATATAGAATTAGACGATGATTTAAAGAGTATAGTGAATGACGAAGTCTATTTTAATAAAGAAATATTGAATGACTTTATGGTGTTCTTCCATAAAGTAAAGATACAACCTAGACTAGAAAAAGCTGCTGATAAATTTAATACGGCATGGACTAACTTCGAATCAGCAGGAGTTTCCAATGTTCAGGAATTATCAGAAAAATTAGAAAATACAATCGATAATCTTTCTGTATTAAGAGATGAATTAGCATCTACTAGAAATCCTAAGAATGTTGTAATAATAGATCCTAAGAATAATAAAGTAATAGGAAAAGAAAGAGTTAAAGAAAAGGTATTAGACTCTTTCGTTAAAGTTAAAACAGGAATGTGGATGGATCACGTAACTGGTGGAGGGTTTAGACCAGGACTCTATGTAGTAGGATCTATATCTGGAGGATTTAAAAGTGGTTGGATGCAAAATATGGCAGAATTTATGTCTTTAGCTAATACTAATTCTGAATTGAAAGTGCCAACTGGAATGACAGGAGCTATACTGTATATAAATCTAGAATTAATGGAACATCAAATGATGGAACGTAAAATGTCATTCTATGGTAAAGAGACAGATGAGTACGCTACTGGTGATAAAGATATGGTAGAAGACGCTATTAAAATATCTGAAGAAAACGGTGTAGAAATTCCTGTTATATACCAAGCTAATGAGAAGAACTATCCTATAGCTAGTATAAAGCAGGATATACAAATGTATGAGAAAATGGGATATTATATAGTAGCACTAGTAGTAGACTATCTAGATAGAATGAAATACGATGCTCGTGAAACAGATGAAGCCGAACGTGTAGAGCCGCTTGTATCTAAAGCTGAGTCTTTAAGAGATTTAGGGAAAGATAAGGGAATACCAGTATTAACAGGAATACAACTTAACAGAGATTCTGCTGAATTAAAGAAGAATATGTATAAAGCTCATACGGTAGATTTATTGAAGTTTATGGCTTCTGATAAGATAGCTAAAGCTTTTAATATAATAAACGTACCAGAACAATTGTATTTCTGCTATAAATTCGGTATACCAACAAGGGATGACGAGTTCTTTTCTTTAATAGTAGATAAAGATAGGGACGGATTAGCTAAATATATTAACCCAGAAGGAAAGAAAGAAAATAATAGATATGGAAGGGTCCACTACGTTTCTAGATTAACCGGAAACCCTGCTAGACCATTCAAAATATCGAATCAATACAGTGACACTATAACAGCATTTGACTTAGGTATAGATTCTACAGTAATCAATACCTTAAGTGTATCAGACGACGAAGAGGAGGATTTATAATATGGGAGTACCAAGAAAATTAACATTTCAAGAATTAACTGAAAAGGCGTCAGAGCGTGAGAAAATAAATGAGCTTACAAAATTAGTGAAAGAAACCTTATTGCCTAAGATAGAACACTTAGAAGCTAATGTTAATAAAATACTGACTACATTAGAAGAAGAACCAGTAGATTCTAAGAGTGTAATATCGAAAGAAGATAGTCTAATGAGAAAATTAGATAAGTTAATAGCTGTAGTAACAAAAAATAAATGTGCTGACGTAGAAGACTTTTTAGAATTGAACTCAGGTGGGTTTATGACATTTAGAAAGATGTGTCTGAAAGAAATAATAGATGTTAAGAAGTTCTTCGGAATTAATATACTAGACGCTAACGATTATACTTCTTCTATTATAGTATCTGAGTATGCGATATCTTATATAGATAATCCTTCAGATGCTTTAAAGAAATTAGATGAGGTTTTTAGGTTAGCAGAAGGTGCTATGACTTATTAAAAATCTTAATAATTTATAAATATATATTATAAGAATGAATAAAGCTGAAATATTCTCTTTACAAATATTTCATTTTTATCGATTACTCCTTTTTGAAGGCGTAAGTAGGACATTTACCGTCTTGCTTACGCCTTTTAAATAAGTAATTAGGAGAGGCTTTTTTTTCTCCGCGATAGCTTTATTTAATATATTAAATAAAGAAAGGGAATTAATTGAGGTTAAAAGATCTTTATGATCAAAAAAAAAAATAAATTAAATAGGAGGAATTAATTATGGCTATAGGAGATAGCAGACACGCACCTAATATTGAAGCAATGAAAAATGATGAATTTTATAGAAGAGGAGGACATTTAATGAATGTAGAAAACAAATTAGACGCTTATATTAAAGCACCAAAATACTCAACTTATATGTTGGGACCAACAGAGGTGACAGAAATACCTCAGAGAAAGGAAACTTTACAAAGCTACGTAAATATGTTTAGCGATTTAAATACTAGAAAGGAAGCTTGGTCACCGTCAGGAGGAAGACCTATAACATCAAGACAAGAAGCTGATAATGTATTTGAATCTTGGGATAAGTTACATCAATACTTTAGAGGATTAAGTGACCAATTACAAGTTAACAAATTTGCTAATATACAAAGATATTTAGAAATCTTAGAAAGAATGATTAAGAATGTTAACTTTATAAATCTTTTACAAAATATGGATCCTAATACAAATATAGGAATAAATACTGATGAATTTAATTTTATAGTAAATGCAGCAAATGACGTAACAGCAACACCATCAGATGTTTTTGCTTGGCTAGTAACAGATGCCGATCTATCAGAATATATGATAAAAACATTAGGAGCAGTAGGTATGTCTTCTCTAGGAGATACTACTGATTTAGTAAGAAGAGTACTTCAACATTTAAGAGATAAGGTGACAAAAGCTGATGCAGAAATATCTATTATTAATGAATTTATTAATTGTGGATTATTGCATGAAGATAAAAGATTAGAAGTAAGAATTAATCAAGACGGTGATATAGGATCTTATATTAAATTCTTAGCAACTAACTACAGAAACAACCCAGAACAATGGGGAGAATATGCACCATATGTTACACACTATTTAAATACAGGACAATTACCACAATTCCAAGCAGCTAAGTTTGCCGATGGTACAGACCCATATGGATGGATGAGTCAACCAGCAACAACACAAGCTAATGGAACTTATAGTGTTCCTATAACAGGAGGATCTAATGCAGTTATATACGATCCTAATGCACAAGGACCTATAGTAGTAAATGCTAATCAACAATTAGCAACTATGTATCCTAATAACGGAAGTGCACCAGTAACTTATAGCACTAATCAACAAATAAATCAAGCTGTACAATCACAAGCTACTAGTGTGGTATCTACAGCACCTGTTAATAATGGTTATTATAGGGGTGCTCCTAACCAAGTAATGACAGGAAATGGTACAGGATACGTAAATCCAGCAGCTGCTGCATGGAACAAATTACAAGCACAGCAAGCAGGAATAAATACAAATCCTCAACCAGCAACTTCTAGCAATAGTGATAACTTATTAACATTAGGGGGAGGAAATAGTCCACTAGGGGCATTTGGAGCACCAACAGGGGCAGCTCCAATTCCAGCTACACAACCAGTAATGAATCAAGCAGTAGCAGTTCAGGTTCCAAACGTCGTTTATCCTAAGACAAGACTTGATAATCAGACACCTGACCAATTAATAGTAAATGCAACTGCTGCACCAAGTTATATAGCATCAGATGGAATATCTTATACACAGGTAGATCCTAATCATGTAGTAACAACAGAATACTTTAATCATAAGAAAAGATATTGGACAGACCAAGTATATAAAGCAACATATGACCAGTTTTTAGCAACTATGGGAATTAATCCTAATAGTACAATTATACCAATGCCTCAACCTCAACCAACTTTCCAACAACAAGCTGTACAAGTATTTGGACAACCAACAGCACCTGTTAATAATGGAGGATATGGAGTAGGCACTCAAGTAACATTTGGAGCTTCTAACGACCCAATGGCGTTTGCTAACGGAGGAGCACCACTTCCTCCAGGAAATTATACTTATACTGCAAATACATTGCCAGCAGAAAATGAGTATATATCCCCAAATGAATATTTAGCTCGACAGAGAGCTGCTGACCAGTACCAAGCACGTATGACAGGACGACCAGTTATGCAGGATAGTTCGATAAAAGTAGCTTTACCAACATATGATGGAGCTGACGTTAATTATGTAGACGTCACACCAGGAGTTGCTAGCGGACATGCTTTTTCCCTGCCTGGGTTCACGAATCCGGTCATGATGATGTAGCCCCCAAACTAATTGATGAGAACTCAGGTTCCCAGGCAACAACTCAAATTCCTAAAGACGGGGCGTATCAGGCAAAGAAAGAGCCTTTGTCGGTAGTTCCTTTAGGGTTTATAGACTTTGACAGTAAATGTAAAATAAAATATATAACAGCTGACGCAAGAGATGAAAAGATCTTGCAATATAGCTTATTAAAAATGCTCCCTTTCTTAGATCCTAGTAACGAGACTAGAATGAGGGAGTTAGTATATTCACCATATAAATTAGTACTTCTAGAAGACGGTAATGTGGTTATGTCTAACGATTATGACTACGATACTGTAACTAGATATACAGACGATAAAGATTTCCTTGCTAAGATGGGAGGAGATTATTTTGCAAGATACATGATACATCCTGATAGAGCATATATTTATGATGCGAGAAATAAAACATGCTTTGAAATATCAGACAGAGATGCACTAATAACACCTAGTACATTTAAAGATGTTAACGGAGACATACAACAAGAGGAACCTGGACTAGTTCCTTTATACGAAACAGAACAAGCAATATTGGAAGAATCGGAATACCTTCTTCCACCTAAATTTGACGGCGATATTGTTTCCTATGTCGAATCAGGACGTTGGCAACAAGACATCGCCACAGGTGTTCCAAAACAAAGAATAGAAAATGATTACGGTGAAGATGGATTATGGTATAACTACAACGGACGTGGTTTTACCGATGAAGAAGTAATGACACACTTAAAATATGAAGCCACACGTGATGAAGAGTGGTGGGAGATCGATGATGAATCCGCTTTTGACGAGTGGAAAGCAAAATTCGATGCGTTGACAGATGTTCAGAAAATGATTTACGAAGAGAAAAAAGAAGAAGGATTAGAGGAGGATGAAATATATGAATATTTACAACAATTATCAATCAAATAATTACGGGGTGCAACAAACACAAGCGTTGACTCCAGAAGCGATTTTAAGAGAAATAAACCTAGCAGTGAGTGCTGTTTACTATGGACAAACAAGTGATCCGTTCTATGCTATTAAGGTGATAGAAAAATTTATTGAATCTGGAGATATACTAAAAGTAGGTGGAGGATCTAACCGTATAGCAATTAGATTCAACAACATGAAACATAACGACATGCAATTAAGAAATGCTGCAGGAATGGCTAATTTTCCTAATGTTGTTTATATGATACCTGCATTTAAAATAGTTGATGGATTAAAAGATAACAAGAGAGAAGAAGGTGTATTTAACTTCGTATTTAATTTACCATTAAACGGAGATCCAAATATTACTGTGCTTAAGGAAAGAACACTTCCTTCTAGAATGATACCTAATAGCAATATACTTATGCAAAAACAGGTTACTAGAATAGAAGATTCTGTACCAGTACAACAGTTAATAAAAACAGGTCAATACACACCAAACCAAATAGCTGATGCTTGTAGAGATACTGTACTAGAAAATCCAACAGTTTATAGTCAGTACTTTAAGTTAATGAAAGCTATGGATACTTATTTTGTAATGGCAGATTTGAACCCAGAGTTCTCATCATTTAACTTTGGATTTGATGAAAGAAATAATCTTGTTATATTAGATTATGGATATGTGGTACCTAAGGATCCTAGAAGACCTTTAGTATGTCCTCATTGTGGAATGCCTTACCATTATTTGATACCAGGAGAAGATTTCTTAGAAAATAGTACACCACAAGACAGATCTATTATACAAGCTATTAGAAGTGAAGTGTCAAGATTCGGACATTACTGCTGTAAGAACATGGCTTGTAGACCAACTGTAGGACCAACTGTAGAGAAAGATATAGATGTATTCTTAAGATATACGAGTGGGTATTAATGCAAGAAGGTTTTATATTTAAGTATATGACCATCTCTGAATTAGAAGCATTAATTTATGAGATTAGAAGTAAAAGGAATGTGGGTAAGATTACTTCCCACATTTCTGTACCAACTTACAATTGCTTAATAACACTAGTATCTTTTCCTAATGAGACAATTTATTACTGGACTCATATAAGCCCAGATGATCCTATAATGACAGAGCAACAATTAGCAACATTTAAAGAAAACTTATTTAATCTAGTACCTGATTTTAGAGTATCTGACGAAGTAGAAAAAGATATTCCAGGTTACTATGGATTAGTACTAGATATAGAAATAACATAATACCTCTCCCATTAGTGGAGAGGCTTTTTATGTTGTTCAAAAAACCTTACTTATTTTTTCGTCTAAAACGGCGATGTATGAAGAATATAAGAGAGGAGGATACTAATGAGTAATCCAGACGTGATACTGGCTAATCAAGAACGTGCGCTAAAGCAATTTGATAAGTCTATTAGGAAGAACGAACAACTAGGGAAAAAGATAGCGTCTAAAGATAAATATAGAAATATTAGACCAGAAATAGTAGATACTACTTTATTAGACAAGTATAGTAAGAATTTTGATTCTATAATTAAGAATAAAGAATTTAAATACTTAGAAGAAAAGGAGTCTGCTTCTCTAGGATTCGCTAACGATACTGCACCCGATAGACAGATCTTAACACAAGACGACTTGGTTGCTAGTAGCAAAAAAATAAAACCATTGACGAAAGCTGGTTCTTTAACCCGTGGAGGATTTAATGGACAAATAAAGTTATTTACTGGTATAGCTAGTAGACAAATGTCTTTATCTACTAAATTACACGCAGATAATATATCAGCTATGGTGAAACATCATAATGCGTCAATGACGGTTCTTACTGATATCAAAAAGGAAATAATAAAACAAAGTAATTTCCGTGATACAGTACAGACAGAATACTATAAAAAAAACTTAGATACTCAAAATAAAATATTAGAGACTTTACAAGATATTAATAAGAATATTAAAATAGGATTTAATATCGATGATAAAGGTCGAAAAAGAGAAGATAAAGTTACTGAGTCCATAATGAAGAAATTATTTAGTGGACAAGGTTTAATGAAGACTGGAAAACAAGCAGCTCTTAAATTAGGTAAAACGGCTATAGAACAGTTTATACCTGGTGGGCAAGGAATGGGTGTTACTATGGCATTAGGTATGTTACCTATGCTTACTCAATTTTCTCCGGGAATGATAGCTCAGATGGGATTAGACTCTGCTAAAGAAGCTGGGATGAATAAAATGTTTGGTGTCCGTAGAGGTACTAAAATAAATAATTTCTTAAACAATCCTGGCGAATTTATTGATGCTATGATGAACGCTTGGGCTGGTTCTAATAACCAATGGAAGAAGCTTTTTGGAACAGCATTCGGTAGTGGGCAAAAAAGAAATTACGGTATTGATATATCAGAATTCTTAAATAAAGATCCTAAGGGTAGAGCAACATTTGACGGAGCAGCTCATACCGCATTAACTAAGGTAATTCCTTTAGAATTAGCTAAGATTAATAAATCGTTAGCAAGAGGTGCCGATAGAAAGAAAGAATTAGAATTATGGAATTATGATACTAACAGATTTGAAAGTGTTTCTTCTGGAAAAAGTGCTTTAAGTAAAGCTTATGGCGGACAAGTCGATAAAAGCCTAAGTAAGGCTACTGAAAGATTACTAGGAAAGAAATATAATGACGGTAGTGTCTATGGTGGTTTATTTAATGAATTTAGAAATTCTAGTTTGCAAAATGAACCAGAGATGAAATACATTAAGTCAATATTATCGGATGACCATAAACGAAAAGTGCTTGCGAGTCAATTACTGCTTGTTATGTCGCATATAGCCGATACTAATGAAAATGCTGGTATGGTCTTTGATATGTTTAACTTCGATGATCTAGAATATTTAGCTAAAATAATATACCCTAACCACTACGGTAGTTTTTCTAAAGAACAGCTACAAGGTGTACAATTCCTTTCTAAATTCATGAGACTTTTTAAAGGAATGAAAAGTACTACCGCTAATGAAATGTGGAAGATGCTTTTGTCGGAAGTTGATAGATTTCGTGAAGAAAGAATAAAGGATATAGAAACTGCTTCTCGTAGTGCTTTTAATACAGCAGCCTGGTACGCTCATGCTACGTCGGGTAATGCTAGTGAGAAAGAAAAAACAGAAGCTAAATTCTACTCAGAACATTTCCAAGATAAACATGGAATCTGGAGAAATAAAACTAGTAAAAAACGTGTAGACAAAGATGCGATTTTAGGTGGATGGAAGCAATCAGCTCATAGAAGATTATATAATGATTTAGCGGACAATTTAACTCCAGACGCTGTTAAGATGGCATTTAGTCCAGAGGAAGCTGCTAGAGAAGTTAGAACTAAATTTAACATGCTTGTAGCACCAGCATTCGCTACAGAGTTTAAAGGCATGAAACGTCATTTAACTAACTTATTGAAAAAAGCTTCTCAAGAAGGATCTGGTATAGGATGGGCTAAAAACCACATAAGATCTTTATTAGTTAATATAGAAAAATCTGGTAGAGAAATATTTGGAGTTGATGAAGATTATTCCGCTATGGTAACAGACGAGGTGGAAGATAATTTCTATAAAAACGGTGGTAAATTTAATCCACAACGTGAAGAGAAATCAATGAAGGAATTCCTAGCTAGTTCTATTGACTTCCATTTAAAGAACAATAAGAAACTTAGATCAGGATTACAAATTGGTGGAGTAGGAGCATTCGGTGCTCTTACAGCTAAAATGGCTCAATCTTCTGGCATGTTAGGTCCTAAGTCTTCTATATTATTAGGAGCTATGGCAGCAGGTTCGTTAGCTATGTCTGGTAAATTAGGTACTATGATGGATGCCCTAGGAACAGATGCCGGTAACGAAAAAATGAAAGATAAAAATGGTAACGAAACAGACGTTACTAAAAGACAAGCTGCAATGGAAGCTATGTATAGAGAATTCTTACCTAAAACAATGGCTTTCGGTGCTGGTATGAAAGTTGGAGGATGGGTTAAGAATAACTTAAGATTCGGAGCTATACTAGGACCAGTAGTAGGTATGGGAACAGGGTTAATGTTGAGTGCTCTGACTCCTATGTTTATGAAAGCTGTTAAGTGGATAGGGAAAGGACTTAAAGGAATAGCTAACTGGGCTGGAAGAAAAATGGGAATGGAAGTTGGTCTAGGAGACCTTATACGAGATAAAGCAAGACAGGTTATGGGGTTAAATAAAGACTCTTCTCAATTCTCTATTAACGATGTACATAAACAAATGGGTGGAACTAAAGATAAAAAAGGTAATTTCTTCAATACATTTACTGGTAATAAACCTAAAACGAAAGAAGAAAAAGAAGAAATCCCATCAGGAGAAGCTTCTGACGAAGCTCAATTAGCAGGACTTAGATTCTCTAGTGGTGCTCCTGTAAGGAAGTCTGCCTGTGCAATATTAGTAGCTGCTAAAGCTGCTGAAGTATTAACAGGGATCGTTACTAATCCTAGAGACTTAGTTCCTATAGCAGAAAATCACTTAGATAAATTAGGAAGAGGAGTTACTTTAACATTCTTTAACGAGTATGCTAAATCACTTAACTGTAGTGCTAGTGGATGGCAGAAAGGTCATACATTCTCTTTAAAAATGAGTCTAGGAGATAATAAAGTTGTAGTAGCTTTAAATGATCAAGGTAAAGGTCACTATGTACTTTACTATAAAGGAGATAGAGATAATTTCAAAATGTATGAACCTAATAAAAAAGGACAGAAAACGATCTCTCGTGTAGCGGCTAAATCTTTAATGAAATATTATATAATAATTAAATCGCCAAAAGCCTCTGTAGAAGCTGCTATGAAGTCTGTTACTGATAAAGCTATGGATATAGGTAAAGGACTTGTAGGAGCCGGTATGGGTGCTATGGCTCAAGGTCAATTTAGTACGGGTAACGGAGGAGCAGGTTCTTACTCCGGAGCTAAGGGCGGAAATACTGGATTACCTCCTGTACTAAATGTTAGATTAGTTGGTGGACGTTTAGATACATTAGGAATCGTAGGTGCTATAGACGCTGAGACTTATAAAAGTAAATTAAAAATGATGAATAGAGAGAATCCTGGTGTAGATGATAATCTAAATAAGGAGAGTCTATTCTTTAACCGTGATAACATAGCTAAATCTATGCTAAAGGAACAAAACGTACAAGAAGGTAGAGAAAAAGCGAATGCAGAAGCTTTACAAAAGATTGCTAATGGAGAAGCTGGTGGCGATGGTAAAGATAAAAAAAAGAAAAAAGACAAAAAAAATCTTTTTGAAAACGGTATATTTGCTGGTATTGCTGGTATAATAGGAGGGACTATACTTCCTAAAATAGCTCAGTATATTATGAATCCAATGTCAGCTGTAGGCGATTTAGGTAAGTTAGCTGGTAAAGGATTGCAAAAGCTATTCCCTGGGTTTGGCGGACCAACAGGACTATTTTCTGCTATAGCTAACCCGAAGAAATGGTTAAAGAATAAAATGACTAGTGGTCTATTTGGAGCTGCTGGTTATTCGTTCACAGAAAGACAACATTTATTAGGAATGAAACCTAGTGAAATCAAACTATACCAAAAGAATAAAAAAGCATTAATGGACGCTGCTAAGAAAGGTAAGATGCCTTTAGATGCAGACGATATAGTAGCTAAGGCTATGGACGCTACTGCTAGTGGGCAAAATATGGCAGAAGACCTAACTAAGAAAACCGCTCAGAAAGTGGCTATTGGAGGAGCAGAAGAAGTCGTAGAAAATGTTACAGAAAAGATAACAGAAAATACCACTAAGAAAGTCGCTGGTGAGGCAGCAGAAGATATGGCTAAGACGGCTTCTAAAGCGGCAGAAATAGCAGAAGGATCTTCTCGTCTTAAGCAGTTCGCTAAAGGTATTAAAAAGATTCCTTTTATAGGAAAACACTTAGCAAAGTTCGCTACTAAAATAGACGATATAATCCAATTCGCTTGGAAGAAGATAACAAAAAAAGCTAGTAAGATGGTTAAGAAAGTTGCTTTAAAAACTTTAGGTAAGAAAAACTTTAAGTTCTTAGCTAAAACGATATCGGCTGCTTTACCATACATAAACATAGCTATGCCAATTTTATTTGCAGCATGGGATGGATGGCAAGCTTATAAATCAGCAAAAGAATGGTTCAATATAGATAATCCTACTAACTGGCAAAAGACGGCTTGTACTTTAGGTGGTATGATTAACTCATTACTAGAAGTAGGAGAAAATCCTTTAGGAACATGGATATTCTGGATTAACCTTACTACAGGTAATATGGTACCAAAAGTAATGGCTTGGGCATTATACGAATTCTTATTTAAAAACTGGGACAAAGATGGATTAGCTAAACAGCAAGAAGAAAATGTCGCTAATGGAGGATCAAACAAACAAGACGAACAAACAACTAAGATTGATTCTTCTAGTGGAGGAGATATTGGTAGTGCCGAAGGAAATATAGGCGGTTCTTCTAAGGGAGATGACTGGATGGCTAGTGGAGGTGCTTGGGGAGGAGTATACGATGCACAAAATAATATAGCTTCTAAACCGGGTACTGGAAATAAAGGAGGATCTGGAGGAGATCTTTCTAGAGGAACAGCCATTAAAGGTAAAGGTGCTTATATATCAGGTGCATTATTCGTATCTCAATCTTCTATGCAAGGATCGCTAGGTTCATCTACTTTAGCAGACGATGGATGTGCTGTTGCTGTTATGAAAATGATATCGGCCTATAAAGGTTATGACATATCGGATGGTGAATTAATTAAGAAAGCTAGAAACTTTGTTATGTCTGCTGGTGGAGTAAGTTTAAATTACTTTGATTCTTTTGGTGGTCAAGTAACAGCCGATAAAAAGACTATTATGAGATCTGTTAAAACACCAGGAGCTGCTATAGCATTGTTAACTCGTAGTGGGGGTAATAATCACTTTGTAGCTTTATTATATAAAGATTCTACTACTCTATTACTAGGAGATCCTTTAGGACAAGAATTCCAAGAAATATCAGTTAACGACCAAAGAATAGCTTCCTATAGTAGTGGTGCTGCTATATTCGGAGCTAATATAGGATCTGATTATTCTATCATCAACAGAGGTGGAGGTTCTAGTGGATTGTTTACTGGATTTGGAGCTAAAGCTAAGCCTTTAAATTTCTTATCTAGAAAAGATCGTACTATGCTTACGAAGAGTGGTAGTTCTAACAGTAGTTGGAGATTAGAAAATAAATCTACAGCAAAAGTTACTACGTCAGAAGGAGGACCTATGGATCCTTCGACGATAGCTTCTTTAGGTAACTCTACAGGATTTAGAGCTGCTAGACGTCAACAGATAATAAATGAAGGTGGATGGTATGACGGTTCTAAAGGTGGAGGAAAGACATTATTTGGAATCGATGGTAAGACAAATAAATATGCTAGAAATAGATATGGAATAAACGAAGGTAATGTTGCAGATATGCCATTTACTACAGCAGATAAGATTTGGGAAGATTGGTGGAATGCTGCTAAATTTTCCAAAGCTAAAAATGGTGCTACACAATTTATATTAATGGATATATCTGGACACGGACCAGCATATGTTGCTGGGGAGGTAAAAACAGCTTTATCTAAAATGGGTGTAGACAGTAGTAAAGTAAAAGGAGCTAAGTGGAAAGATGAGCTTCCTATATACGACGATAGTATGTACGACGCTATTAACTCTGTACCTGATGCTAAACAAAAAGAATTAGCTAAAACAATCAACCAAGTACACTGGGGTAAATATGGTTATGGTGCTAATCGTATGAAAGGTAATAATAACTTTATCGACACTGGACAACCTGGGTACGGTGATGGGTCTAAATCCTTTAAATATAAAGGAGTAACATACGGACCAGACGGACCTGTTGGAGTAGGAGGAACTTCTGTAGGAAATAAAGGAGGAAGTGGTTCTGGACTTAAAGCTACTATATTAAAAGGACAGAAAGGTAATTTCTACAACCCTAACGAAGGAGGAGCTGGGACTACTTTAAGTGGTGTTCCTTTAGGATCTAAAAACTTTACTGATGGATTTGATATTAATACAGGATGTGCTCCTGCGGTAATGACTATGGTGTATAGATACTTAAGACCAGAGCTTAAGAATCAATCTATAGGAGGTAAAGTACAAAGGTTAGCTAAAGCATTTAAAGGATCATCTGGTTACGTCAGAAGCGAGTTCTTTAGTGCAGGTGCTCAGGGAGACGATAGTATAGATATTTCTAAAGACAAGAGATTCGATCGTATGATGAAAGAAGATGAGATGTGTGCTGTTATATTATCAAATCATCATTACTATCTGATGATCAGACAGACGTCTAAGGAATTCTATTTAATCGACCCTAACTATGATGGAAAAGGAAATTGTGGTCAACCAATTAGACTAGCATATCCTTATACTCCTATCATAAATGGTAAGGATATCTCAACAAATGCTGTAGTTTTTATCAGATTTACTAAAGCTAACTTAAAAGACTACGCATCATTTAGTTCAGATAAATGGTTACAGGCTTGTAGTATATCCAATAAGACTATCGATAAGATATCTAACGCAACTAAACAAGTTGCGACAGCAGCTATGACTCAGTCTTCTTCTAGCGATAGTAGCAGCAGTAGTAGCACTAGCACTACTGGGGGATCTACTTCTACTACAACATCTGAAGGATGGAGTGGAGTAAGAGCTGGAACTTGGGGAGGAGTGTTTAACTCAGCAGGACAGCAGTTATTCCTACATAAAGATAAATTTGAATGGGATACAGAAAGAACTAAAACAGAATCTACGTCTACTGGTGGGATAGTATCGTCCGATACATCAGGTGCTGGTTGGGTAACAGTTGCTAGAGATGAATTAAGTAAGCATGGAAACAAAAAGAAAAATAATAGTCCTAAAGAAGATCCGATGAATACTTATCAGAACTTCGTATTTGGAACTAACTATAGTGGACAACCTTGGTGTGCGTTATTCATATCTTATTGTATTAAGAAATGTCATCCTACATTTAAAGGATCTATGTCATCATTATATCCATTACACGATGGTGCTAGTGAATATACTAAATTAGACGCTCCTAAACCAGGTGCCATACTAGTATGGAAACGTGATGGAGGAGGGCATACAGCTATTTGTACTGAAGTTACAGGTGACGCTGTTAAATTTATAGGAGGAAACCAAGGACGTGCCATTACAGAAAGTAGTGTTTCTGTAGCTGGTAAAATGATGAGAGGTGGCAAAGAATTCTTAGGAGCTTTCTGGCCTAATCCATCGTCTAGTGGAAATAAAGATGGAAGTAAGAATGATCCTGGTATAGCGGAAAAACAAGCAGGATCTGTTACAAAGAAAAGAAGATCTTCTAATCCTACAACTAAGAAAACTAAATTAAAAGAAGGAGATCCTCAAAAGGCTTTAGCAGAAGCTATCCCTAGTACAGCTAATATTGATCTTTCTACTAAGAATGATTTGCAAAATTTATTGGCTTCTAATATGGCTAGAGAAATATATGCTAAAGATAAAGTAAAACAACAAGGATTTGGTAAGATGTCTGACGGATATAAGAGAAGTGTCTATGGAATAGGTAATGGTCTATTTAAAGATGCTGTAACGATAGAAACTCCTGCAGACAAGTCTTGGCAAGATAAATCTGTAGAACAAGCGGCTAAGAAAATGCAGAATAGTAGTAATCCTTTATTAAAGGTATTAGGACTACTAGGAGAAACAGCAGTTCAACAAAGAAACTTAGCATCACAACAGTTACTAGCTACTAAAGAACAAACAAATGTCGTTCAAGAAGTTGCTAATACAAATAAAGATATTGCTTCATCTACAGAAGAAGTGGCTAAGAAGCCTATACCAGAACCGAGAGTAATAAATAATTACGCAGCACCGGCAAACGAAGAATTAGCTAATTTCGATCAATTTAACGCTACTGTAAAAAGCTGGATGCCAAGTTTTGAATTTTAATTTTTAGACGGTGTGTATTAAATACACATCGTCTATTTTTATAATATAAGAGAGGAGGATACTAATTGATAAACTATAACGGAAAACCGATAATGCTTTTTGATAGAGGAAATAAAACAGAAATAGATGCAACGAACGCCGTTCCTAAAACTGGTACTAAACCTTTTGGTGTTAGTACTAATAAAAACGTAAAAGAGAGTATTGGCGGAGATAGATTCCAAGGAGCTAAAGCTCATGACGTTAGAAATAAACGTGTTGAGAAAAGTAAAGCCAGTGATAGTGTAGTCGGTGTAGGTAACAGTAGATATGGATCTAAGTGGGACAAAGAACAAGCAGCTAAGAAAGCAGAGAAAGAGAAAAAACAAGATCTAGGTAGAACCGAAGACACTCGTGACGGTGTACATGAGAATAAAGATGGAAACGACGTTGACGTTAACGAGATGCTTAAATGGGATGGCAAAACCAGAAGTGGATACGACGAAAACGAAATAAAACAAGCAGAAGGTAAATTATGGGGTACAACAACTTATGAAAAAAGTGGTAATCCAAAATACAGTGCCAGTAGGTACCGTGGTCCTATGGGTATTAAAGAAGCTGCTTCTAAAGCTGCCAGAGGATCTATTTGGGGAATAAGTGGACTACCAGCAAACTTCTTACAAGACACTGACCCACCGTTAGCTGATTACCCTAATTCATTAGGATCAATGTTTATAAATAATGTATTGAGATATGGTACATTTATAGCTTTCCAGCCTGGATTTATAAATTGGCAAATATCAGAGAATGCAGCAGCTGCAACATCAGCCGTTGGTGGTAAAGTAATGACAATTGCTAGAGATGCCTTTACCGGTAACTTACAATTCAATCAATCTATAATGTACGACTACAGAAAAGACGTAGCACGTTATACTAGATTAGCAGCGATGCTATGTGGTTTACAAGGTCATGGTATAACAGCCTCTTTTGGTGGTGGAGGAGATGTTGCCCTAAAAAATGGAATACTAGATTTCGAAAGATTTACAGCAGAAGATATAGCGTATTTAGGATCAAGTCTTTCTTCTCTAGCTATAGGAGGTTATCCTGCTATGTTAGAAAAGTTAGGATCTGGTAACACAAATGATGATTCTCCTGGGTATGTTGTTTTTTATAGTGATGGAATAATAGAAGCTTCTGATACATTAAGTAACCAAGCTAACCCATCTCCGTTTAAAGAGCAATTAGATTCTTTAGGAACTACAGCAGAAGTAGTAAAAGCTATAGCATCTCCTATGCTAGGAAATCCTAGAAATAAAGTACAACAAAGTGTACTTAATTATTTTATGGGAGTTCCTGCTATACCAGATGTATGGGCTAACTCTTCATTCGAGAAAAGTTACACTGTTAAATTAAAATTAGCCACACCTTCAGGCGATAAGATCAGCACATTTATGAATACGATATTTCCTTTAGTACAATTAACATGCTTAGCTGTGCCACCTGGAACAGGGGGATTCTTTACTTCACCTCCTATATGTAAGGTATATTCTCAAGGTGTAATTAATAGTGAATATTCTTTAATAACAGATTTAACGATTGATAGAAAAATGGAGACGTGTAATGACTGGGGAATGCCTACAGAAATAGATGTGAGTATGACAGTAAGAGATTTGAATGCTTATCTATTTAGAAGCTATCCTGGGTGGTTTAAATCTGGTATGGGATTAGGATCTTCATACACGACATTCTTAGCCACACTATGTGGTATAAACGTATCAACGTTAACTAAACAGCAAAAGAAAACTGTTAATAGACGTATTGAAGACATGTATTTTAAACACGAAGGATCTGTAAAACAGAAATTCAATGATGTAAATGTTTATTTTCATGATTTAGTTGATGGTCTGACTTATAGAGGAGATAATTACGTACAAAGTGTTAAGTTATTCAAAAACGGAGTTACAGAAATGTGGAACCAAATGACAGGTAAAAGTAAGCCTAGTACATCACCGAATAATTATGAATTTAGAGCCGATAAAAGAAACAAATAAAAGTTCGCTTCCCGCAATAGGGAAGCCCTTTTATGTCGATTTTATTAAACTAAATGCTTAGAAAATATTTATTTTTTAATAATAAGGAGTGTATATTATGATTGATGCAATTAAGGATTTAGAGGACTTTAAAATGTCTTGGATAGGAGCTATGCAAATATTAACTGGTATAGAAGATACTGATTATTTAACTAGTGCATTTGTTACTAAATTTATGAATAAAGAAATAGAGATTTATTCGTCTGTTACTGGGAAGACTAAGAGACTTTTAGCACAAGATTTACTTAATAAAATAAAAAATGATTATGTCATAGTAGAAAATGGTGCATTATTTCTTAAGCACGAAATATTTACAGCACCAGCTGTTATAACATATGGTATTTTGAAGAAATTGAGGTCTTATTATAAAACAGAGATGAAGAAATCTAAGGGAGAAGGTAAACCTGTTGAGACAGCTTTTTATAATCTAATGCAAGGTAACACAAAAGAAGCTTTGAATACATTTTATGGTATAATGATCAATATCTTTAGTAAGTACTATAATTACGATATAGCATCAGCAACTACTGTTAGAGGTAGAAGTACAGTTAGTATGAATGGATTAACGATAGAAAGCCATTTTGGGTCTTACAGAGCGTATAACGTAAGTGTCCATATGAATTTTATACATCAGGCTTCTAAGAAAGAAGTCGATTGGTCTTATTATGACAATATATTAATTTTACCAACTGACGAAATGATTTTAAAACACATTTTAAGACACCATTATGAAGAATCTTATTATGGTTTAGACATACTTAAAAATAGAATTAGTAAATTAACAGATAGAGAAAAGAAATTAGTTTATTATACGTCTAATTTCGACGCTATAATACATTTACCTTATGTACAGAAATTGATATCTTCTTTATTAAGGGATCAGAATAATAAGTATAAAGAATTAAATAAGTTAATGGAAGATAAGGAATATGGTAAATTTAAAAAGATAGTATATTTAGATCCTATGGAATGTCCTGAATATATTAAAGATAGGATAGATGAATTATCTCTTATAATGAAAGAAATCTTATATGGTTTTTATTGGTATGAAGGAGATGTTAATGAGTATGGAGAAAGACTGGATTCTACAGAGGATATATTCAAGAATATAGAAAGAGAAAGAATAATTGTAACCGATACAGACTCTCTTATACTGACTTTACAAGAGGATATGAACAAGATAAAAGAAATACCAGATTATAAAGAAGTTACTTCTCATCTTGATCCTGAGATGCTTGATTATATAGTAGGGTCTATTATAATAAATGCTGTATCAACTATCGTAGCAACAGGTTTATGGAGATATACGACACAATCTAATATACCTGAGACTTATAGACATATGATATCTTATAAACAAGAATTCTTTTTCTCTACATTACAAGTAACTAAAGGGGCTAAGAATTACTTAGGTTATATAGCAATACAAGAAGGAGTATTCTTACCGTCTAAAGAACCTGACCTAAAAGGATTATCTCTTAAGAAAGGAAACTTCAATAAAGCTCTAGCGGATAAAGCTAAAGAAATAGCGTTAAATATGATAGCAGAGAAGAAGATACCTGATATAAGAGATATATTACATAAAATAGATACTAATAGAAAGGAATTATTAGAATTATTTAAAGGTAAGGATAATATACAAGTATTTACTATTAGTAAATATAAGAAAGGATTTGACGATTTATACGATTACGAAAAAGGAAATGATAGAATTAAAGCATGTAATGTATATGAAGCTTTATACGGAGAGAAGATTCATATACCAGGATCATTCTTAATTGCTAGTATATCTTTTAAAGGTAGACTAGAAGATTTAGAAGAAGGGTATCCTGAGCAATTTCAGAAATTAACAGAATATGCTAATAGAAGAGCATTTGAAGCTAATCTGTTAAAGTTACTTTCTAGATTTAGAAAATTTCAAGAAAAAGATAAGAAAGAAGAAATCAATTGGGGATCGTTACCTATGCCTTTATATAACGGATATAAATCTATATTAGATTATATGAAGAATGGTGTTGATTTTTCTATATTAAAAGAATATTGGACTAAATTAAAGCAAGAAGTTAAGAATAAGCAGGAATGGTACGACGTTGTTAATTTTACTTTAGAGAAGCCTAGTATAGAAGATATAACTAAAATAGCAATACCGTTAGACAGTAATGACGTAGATGAATTTATCACTGATTTTATATCTATAGACGATATAACAATATTTGAGAATTTATCAGCCGTTATAGTAGAAGGATTAGGATTAACCGTTGTCCGTAATAATATAAATAGACAAGTACTTACGAATGTAATATCATATTTTTAAAGGAGAGATAAACGTGAACAAAAAAAGAGAGTTGATTTTTGGATTGGGTATATTATTCTTATGTGCTTTAGGAATATTATTTCTTAATCTTAAAACTAAGAATGATTTAGAATACGAAAAGAGTATCGATAATAAATTTCTAGATACAGCCATATTACAATCACTAGAAAATAAACAATTAATAAATGAATCTAATTATTGTGAGAATATGTCTTCTGGTACTATAGAAAATGAAACTGATCTTAAAGGTAATTTCTACGATGCTGAATTTATATTTAGAGAGTGCTATATAGATAAAGTAAGATATATAAATAAAACTAACTATGGAATAGTAGTTAAAATGAAAATATATAAAAAGAATAAGAATGCACTTAATTTAATTCGTAACTGGTTAGAAGTTACGGATAATTATAACAAGGATGCCAATATAAGATATTACTTCACACAGATAGATGGTATAGAAGTGTATAAATACGGATCTGCTATATTTCCTAGAATAGATATAGAATTGAGAGATAATGAATATATAGTACCTGTAAAAAATGTAAAGTAGTGAAATTATATATTATGTAAATGATTCAAATAAAAAATAATTTAGGAGGTAACAAACATGAGTAGAGAATTTTTGGATACTATCTTAGACGATAGCAAGATGGTATTAGATCCTTTACATTTATCAGTAAGGGAGAACATGAAGAGAATTACTTTAAAGGAGTATGGTAATAATGTTAACGAAAACGACAATGTGATTAATGAAGCTATAGATGGAATTAAAGGTACTGTCGTTAATTTATTAAAACATCAAAAGAAAAGCAAAAAAGAAATCGATGATTTCGTATCTACGATAGAAAATCATATGTCTTCAGTATCTACTAACGAGAAGAAAATGATTGATATTGTAAGAGAATTTAAAAAGAATAATCCTGATTACGATATGGATATTTCTGTATTCGATTTCTTAAATAAAAAAGATACTCCTGAGGAAATACTTAATATACACGAAGAACATTTAGCATGTTTAAATCGTGTTATTAAAATACTAATTAATCCTGAAGCTAACGGTGAGCCTGTTAGCGATGAATTTCTTAGTAGTTTAAACCCAATAATCCAGGAGGTAGAATAATGAGATATGACGGTATGAAAAAGGAAATTATTACAGGATTTAAAAAGATAAGAGTCAAAAGCAGAGAAGATATAATTAAATATCAAAGCATTCTTCGCACATTTAATAAAGATAGATATGAAAGGAATCCTTATGTTTTCTATCTTGTACTAGATTCTGAGAAAGGTATTGTATATAGATTTGAATGGACATATTTACCATATTATCCAGATAGTGAATTTACTATAAATAAAATAAATGGGATTAAATTAGAGATACCAAAGGAAGCTTTGGATCTTTATAGATCTAAATTACCTTTTGTAGAAGAAAGTGTTAAGTTAGAAGACATATCTTTTGTTACAGAAGGTTATTTATACGTACCTTTTAATATATTAGCTATGATTAATCATATAGATACTTATGTAATTGAATTCGATGAAATGTTAGATAGAGTATTAGATTTCTATATAGATACTAATCATCTTAATTTTAAGGGAATCAAAAAGGCTTACTCCACTTTTATTACAGTTGATTCTATCTTCCTTATTTATATAAAGAAAATAGTGGGTAAAAGGGATGATGATGCTGTTTACGAATTCACGTTTGTTTGTAAAGAGTATGATAAACAAGAATTGACAAAGTATGTAGAAGAGAATAGATTATCCATTCCTGGTATTAGATTAGAAGATATGCCTAAAGACTTGGTGACTAGTAAAATAGATATTGTAGAGACGTCATATTATCCTTTCTTAAATGATATTTCTATATTAAAAGAGAAAATATACAAGTCATGTAATATAGAACTATTAGAAAGATTAAACAAGATGAGAGGATTTATTAGACAACCTGTACTGAACTCAGTATTTTCTAATGATATATTACCAGAATCTTAATAATTTTTAATTATATATTATTAAGGTGTATAGATACCGAATTTCATTTGGTATCATCTCCTTTATTATTTTGAATTGTTCTCTAGAGACCGTTTAGAGGTAGAACACTTGGTTCTACTTCTGGTCTCTGGAGGCAATTTAATCTAATTATAAAATTAATTTATTTTTTAGTATATAGAAAGGTAGGTAATGGAAAAAATGATTATGATGAATGAAATGGAGAAATTACTCCACGACAACTCTGAAAAAGAATACTATAAGATAATCAAGCAATTCGGATTTGGCGATAAACAATATAAAGCCCCCGTACAGTTTGCTTATCTTAATAGTAGCTTAGACACTGTATTTAAATCGCATGATATTAAGTTCGACAGGACTTGGATGTGGGATAAAGCTTTGACTTATGGTACTTATAAAAAGTATATGGATCAAATAGTAGAGAAGCTTTATCAACAAAAAGTATCAATTACTAAATCTCAGGAAATTATGATGGAGATAGTAAATATAATTAATAAGATTGTATACTTGTTAAATAGTGGTAAGAAAGTATCATTAGATTTCAATCTATTAAATATATTACAAGAAGCTATTAGAAATCCTGAGTTAGATAGACTTCTTAGAGATGAGATTGATCCTAACTGGACACCTGAGAAAATATATCAACATAGAAATGAAATGAAGGAAGCATTTAAGAAAGTATATGCTCCTGGTATAACAGAGTTAATGATAGCAGGAGAAGGTATTAAAGCTGACCAGATGGTAAATATATTCGGAGGAATACATTTAGTACCACGTATACATAATATGGAAGAAATCTTTCCTCTAGCAGTACCTGTTAAATGGTTGGACGGTATTAAAACAAAAGAACAATTCTTCGTTGTGGTTTCTATTAATACATACGCTATGTATATGAATAGAACTGTAATAAGACGTGGAGGAGTAATTAATAAAGAAGCTTCTATGGTTGCACAAGAAGCAACTATAGTGGAAGATGATTGTGGTTCTATTAATTACGAATCTTATTATGTGTCAGAAGATCCTAAGATAGGTATGCAAGATTTAAAGAATATATTAAGAAAATATCGTGTACTAGAGGACGGATCTTTAAAGGAAGTTACTTTAGACGATTACGAAGAATTAAAAGGTACATACGTTAAAGTAAGATCTGTATTAAAATGTGCTTGTAAAAGTGGAATATGTGCAACATGTTTTGGGGCACATGCTTTTTGGAATAAGAGTACTACTAAATACAGAAAAGATTTAGGAGTAGAACTTTGTAAGGATGTTATATCTAAATACTCACAATTAATCTTATCAACTAAACATAACACAGCACCTCAATTAATCGCTAGTAAATTCTTCCTAACAAATACTGCTACGGGAGAAATGTTTGACTTAGAAGATGACAATAATTTCTATACAAGAGAATTCAATAGACTAAAATTTAAACCAGGCGTCACCGTGTCATTCTTAAGGGAACATTGTATCAATCCTTTAAGAGAAAAGAAAAAGACATATGATAATATAGACGGAGATATAAAGCCTATAGACCAAGAATTTGGTAATATGGAAATTATTAGAGTAGATGAGTTGATACTTAATTACGAAAATCAAGATTATTTATTAACCGCTAACACAGATTTCCGTATAAGTGGATTCCCTAAGTTTAAGAAGTTCGTAGGAGAAGAAATTGTTACCTTAGATCCTAAAGTAAATGAAGTATCGCATGTTATTAGAAATGATGGAGTTGCTAAGAAGTTCTATGCTATAGAAGATCTTTATAAAACAGAAAGTAGAAAAGGACCAGTACTAGGAAAGAATGAAGTTGACACATTGGAAGAATTTCTTGATAGAGTAGGAGAGGTAATACCAGATGTACATAAATCTATTATAGAGATATTATTTAGAAATAAGGTAAGATCTAAAGAAGATCCTAAGAATAGACCAGACTGGACAAAACCTAATCCAGAATACATTATAGAAACTACACAAAATGCTATTACAAGCATACCTTCTTTATCACTTAAAATATCTCAAGGATATATTAAGAAAAGACTAAATGATGTAACTTATCATGATCCTAGTAATTTAGTAAATACCGTATATGACCGATTATACTTCGATTTAGAGAATTATCAAGTATCAGAAGATAATGACGAATACTATACTGATGTGGAATAAAATATGTTACTGCTTAACGAGGTCGCAGAATACGATATAGAACACGCTGGTCCATCAATATATTATGCTAAGAATATTATATCAAAAAAAGAATATGAAAGATTAATTAATTTACCTAAAGAAAAAAGAAATGTGCAAACAGGACTCATGGAAAAAGAAAATGAGTCCTGGTTCAATATTAAGAAAGCGGGATATAAAGAATATACCGATCTTTTTATAGAGAAAAATAACCTAATGCCGCATCATATAGTGGAAAGGGTAAATGATGCTGTATGGGTGAACGGTGTTGCTCCTAGAAAACGTGTATTTGGAGGAGTTAAATTTAGAAAGAAAAGGGTATTCGATATAATGTTTGTATACGAACGAAAAAATGTTAGATTTTATTTGAATGTAGTAACGGGTCAGAAAGAGGTAAGAGGAGGACACTGGAATACATCTAGTAAACTCAATAGACAATTCTGGACTATTTTAACTATGTTCGAAAATGGTAGTAATAAAATTTATAATAAAATCCATAGGATAATCAATAAACTTAAATCAAATGAATTAGCTTATGGAGAAGAACTTTTGAGAGGTGTTAAAAACATAACCTTGATGAAGAGCTTGTTAAGAGAGGTTGTAATATAAGGAGGAAAGAATTATGGAAAAATCTTATGTAAGAAAGGTGTCTAGCAGATATCAATACGACGATGGTATAGAATTAGAAATAGACGTTAATAGAGATTCTATTAAAGAAAATACTAAGCTAAAAGAATTACATGACAATTATGTACAGTTATTAGAATGGAGTTTGTCTATAAGAATATCACATACTAAATTTAATAAAATAGAAACAGTATTTTGTGCTACATACTATTATATTAAGGATGATATGGAACAAAAGAAAAAGATAATAAGTAGAGTATTTCCTGAAATAGAAAAGTTGGAATGTAGTAACAGTATTAAAGGTGATTTAAGATATAAAATAGATGATGCTATTAATATGTTAGAATTAGACGCAGATGAATATTTTGCTAAATATCATGGAGAATATTAAAAATAAAATTTAGGAGGATAATATAATATGAAAGTAATGACAATTGAAGATTTATTTAATGTAGAACTGTTAGATGAAACACCTGAGTTGATGGAGTCTGTTATTAGATTTAGTAATACAGAGGTAGGTAAGTTACATAACGAAAATGAAATGGAGCAATGGTTAAAAACTAGAATGAGTCATTCTCCTTTCTTATTTGATTTAGTACAGAGAAGAATGGAAATAGAAAAAGAAATTGACAAAAAAGCAATAAAATTCTTAGAAAATCATCCAGAGATAGAAAGTAAACCAGAGAACTACTTAGAGTTTCTTAAATATGTAGCTGCTGCTCATAGAAAGATTAGAGAAGATCTAAATATAGACAAAAATAGATACATGATAGCATTTGATCCTGAACAACCTGAAAAAGATGATTTATTATTTAGTTGTATAGAGAAGTATATTAATTATAGAATGGTAGAAATACCTTATGTATTTGAATTTGGTGGAGCTACTACTTATAAAGATATGAATAAATTATTTAGTAGCAAAAATGATTTATCCAAAGCTCTAGATTCTATAGACTTAGATAGACTTATTAAAGTTAGTGAAATGTTAGATAAAGACGAAGAAGGAGCTACTGAAGCTGCTGATGCTTTATTGGAAGAGGTATTAGGGAAAATGGGAGGAAGTGATGACTCTAGCAAAGATATCATAGACAGATTAAAAGATGTATTCGGAGATGTAGATATAGAAAGAGGAGACGTCACATCTATAGGAGATAATCATATAGAACAAGATTTAACAGTAAATGGAGAAGTAATTGGCAGAGTACTTGCTGTAGATAAAAACTCAGATTTCGGAGAAAAGTTAGAAAGATTAATAAAAGAGCATTCTGATGAGAGTTTAGACAAAAGCAAGATAAATTAACATAATAGACCTCTATTAATTTAGGGGTCTTTTTTTTTTCGATTAGTTAAATTTAAATAGTTATATATTATTTGTCTGAATCTAATTAAAGGAGTTATGCTTCTCCGAGTAATAAAAAGCACAAGTCTAGTTTACTAGATGAAGAAAGGATACAATTATGAAAAAAGAAATCACAAAAGACCAAATCAGACTAGCGTGCTACGAAATACTAGGAACAAGACGTAGCGAAGAAGATAGTAACAAAATAGAACAGTTAGAAAATTTCTCTATCTTCGGAGAAAGAAGGCTTAAAGAAGATCTTCTAGACAATCTGAAGAAAAAATTAGTTTTTGTTTTGAATGCATTTCCTGAAGTTAATTATGACTTCTTATACGACGACATATGTTATCATGCTTATAATCTTAGAATTATAGATTATAATAATGCTGATAAAAGATACTACTCTATCATTATAGAAGCTGCAGGATATAAAGAAAATTATAAAGAGCAACTTAGAATAATACACGATTATAGTAAAGGATATTCTGACGAAGATCTTACTTACAGATTCGTAAAAGGGTATCTAGCACAAAAAGAAGAAGGAGAAGGATATGACTTCGTAGAAGAAATCGTTATCGGAGAATGGACAGAAGTAGAAGGTAGAATGTGCACATGCTGTCTTCCAGGAGATAAGTATTTTAACTTAAAACTAGAATACCTAATATCTCTTATGACTGAAGGATTTGTAAAGAAAGTGTGGGAGTATTATATAAAAGGTCTAGCGGATCTAGGAGACAGACGTCCTTGGAGTATATTTAAAGATGAGAAATGTATCTATAATTTCCCATGGATGATATCTTCTGACGGATGGCCAAAAAATATACATAAATTTAATATGATGGAATATTTACGCCAAGTAATTATTCCTAATCCTAATATTCCAGAATCACTCAAGAAGAGTATAAGGGATGCTAAATCTATATGCGGTCCTGACGTAGTTATTCGTCCATATAACAAGATAGCTAAAGAATTATGGAATGCACCTGATAGAAAGGTAATATTCTCTTCTTTCTGGAATGACGGAATAACTACCCAAAGACATTACAGAAAAGACGGGGTGAGTTCGTTCTATTACAATAACGGAAAACAGAAAGAAGAAAGTTATTCAGATAGAGAGAAAACATTCGAAGACTACTATCCTAAATTCTCTGAAGATGATCTTCTAGACTTGTTAAACGATAACCCAGCCAATGATTATATCAAAATACTTACTGGAGGATTCGTATATAGTATAGGATATAATAGAAGTGTCAAGATCGAGATAGATAAAGACGACTTCGAAAATTTCGTAAATTCTGGAAAAATTAAATACTTGAAAATAGAAGACGGAAGTCTATCTAACAGAATACCTCAGGAGTATGCTGAAGAAATAACTAAATTCTGGTACGATTATCTAGGAAAAGATGAATTCACTTATTTAAAGAAAAGAGGGTGTTTATTCTAGAAAAGAATTGCAACCATTAAGGTTGCTTTCTTTTTTTTTTCTTTTATTAGTTATTTATTTATAATTA